AAGGTGTTCCCGAGCCTCCTCGACGCACTGGAATACTGGAAGCGGCAGAGCACCGTGCAGCCGCTCCGCGACGATGGCAAGCCCAACCGGCCATTGACGGCGTATGGCGTCAACCCACAGCCCCGTAGACGCCCCGACCCAAAGGAGACACATGACCCCTGAAGAACGCCTCGATGAGGACGGTAACCACCGATCCCATGTGTGGGGAGTGCTGGCCTGTCGTGCTTGCGACTGTGGTGGGAAACATCCAGACGCGAAAAAGCCCTGCACTCGCAGCCTGTTGCGAGGTTGATGTAATCCCGGTTATGCGACCTCGCTCTTGCCCAATCTGTGGAGTTGAAGTGAAACAGGTTGCATCGGCCACGCCGGAACTCGCCATGTTCCAGCACTTGCTCTGGCTGCACAACTACACCGCGAAGCGCCCTGACCCGCCCGTGAGGCCGGATTGAGTGAGTATGCCGAACCGCTTTCTTGATGTTGCCCCCGCCACGGTGGTGGTTGCGTGTTTCCCGAATGGTACCCGAGGCGGTTGACGTAATCCCGGTTATGCGAACTGGAGGCCCTGTGAGGAGTGGAGCCGACGCTCGGAATCGAACCGAGAACCCCCGCATTACGAATGCGGTGCTCTGCCTAATTGAGCTACGTCGGCACACAGCCAAGCGGGCACTACCACCTGGCATTACCACCTGCTACCACCTGAACCCCTCGGCTGCTGAGGGGGAAACGCTCCAACTCCCTCCTGTTCAATCACTTCCAGTAATTACGAAAACCGTAAATAAACCCTTACGAATCTGCCCCAAACTCGCCGTTTTCCTTAGTAAATCCACACCGTTTCAGATCGTGACTATTCATGCTCGCCCATGCTCCGGCAGGGGTGAACGGAGGTGTGCCGATGGCCCGCATTGAGGACCTCCCGCTCGACGACCGCCCGCTCGATCCAAACGTGGAGGGCGACCCCCGCCAGACCGACTGGTACCACTTCACCACGCAGATCGACGAGCTGCTCGGGAGCGGCTTGGCGGAGTGGGCCGAGGAGACGCTGGACGGCATCCACGCGACCGTCACGCGGACGCGCAGAGTGACCCCGGCGCAGGAACGCGCGGTGCGGAATATCGAGGCCGCCGCCCAGAAGCGGCTGGCGCAGGCGAGCCGGTCGAGCAGCCGGCGGTGGCAGGGCTTCGGCGGGCGGCTGCGCTAAACGGAGGACACGACACATGGACACCATCGAGGCGAGCGCCGAGACGCTCATGCACCAAGCACCCAAGACCGTCGCCCTCTACCTGGAAAACGCGATCGCGGTGATCGACGCCGCCTTCGACGTGCCCGGGTACGCTGCCCAGCATCCCGCCCTGGTCGCGGCGTTCCTGGAGGCCTGCGTGCGCGACTGCGCGGCAATGACGCTCGCGGCCGCGGTACAGGGGCATGGCGAACACCTCTACAGCGCCTTCGAGATGTTCTACGAAGAGCTTCCCAGCCTCATCAAAGCCATCGGACTCATCGGATGCCCCGACTAGCGCACCCCGAGGGTTGCAGAGGCTGCGTACTGGACGAGCGCGGCGAAGGCTTCGCGCCCGCCGACGGCCCGGCCAACAGCTGGCTCCTACTGGTGGGCGAGGCGCTCGGCGTGGTCGAGGTCCTCACCGGCCGCCCGTTCATGGGCGACGCCGGCGGGATGCTGCGCCGGTTGTTGAACCTCCTGGGCTGGAAGCGCGAGGCGCTCCGCGTGCACAACGTGGTGAGCTGCCACCCGCCGAACGACTGGTTCGACGAGCGGGCGCCCTGGTACTACCCGGCGATGAACCACTGCCCCTACCTGGAGCAGAGCTTCCAGGACGGGCCGCAGGTCGTGGTGACGATGGGACAGACCGCGCTCCGGCGGGTGCTGCACCTGGAGCACCGCAAGAAGGTCCGGGTGCAGGACTTTCACGGCACGATTCAACGCGACCCGACCGACCGCTTCTGGGTGGTGCCGACCTTCCACCCGAGCTTCCTGCAGCGGGGGGCGGTGAACCTGATCGGGACCGTGCTCTGGGATTTACAACGGGCGGAGTCTGCGCGCGACCACGGGCGGCCGCCGAGCGAGCACTCGCTGGTGGTGGACCCGCCGGTCGAGTGGTTCAGGCGATGGGTGGACCAGGTCGTCGCCGCCCGCCGCCAGGACCCCGGCGCCTATCCGATCAGTAGTGACGTCGAGACCCCGGACAAGGCGGGCGGGCGGGACGAGGGTGAGATTACCGCGGACGACCAGAGCTATCAACTGCTCAGGCACAACGTCAGCTGCCATACGGATGAGGGCGTCACGGTGCCGCACGCCGGCCCGTACCTCGACGAGCTGAAGCGGCTGTATGGGTCGCCCGGGCACATCTGGATGTGGAACCGGGAGTATGACTTCCCTCGGCAGGTCAGCTCGGGCCTGATGAGCGAGGCCGACAGCGTCCGGTGCGTCGACCTGATGTGGCTGTGGAAAGTCCTGCAGAGTGACGTGCCCCGGGGGCTGGGCTTTGTGGCGCCCTGGTACAGCGAGTACGGGCCCTGGAAGCACCTGGCCGACAGCGAGCCGGGGCTCTACGCGGCGATTGACGCCCTGCAGACCCACCGGGTCGGGTTCGGCATCATCAAGGACCTGCAGGCCCAGGGGATGTACCCGATCGCCATGCGGCACACGCATGAGCTGCTGACCAAGGTGCTGCGGCCCGCCCAGCTGGTGGGCGTGAAGGTCGACCGCCAGCGGCTGGTGGACTTCAAGCTGGAGCTGGCCGAGAAGGCCCGTGGCCGCCTCCAGGCGCTCGAAGCGGCGGTCCCCGAGTCCCTGGCCCCCCTGACCCCCAAGCAGGGCCTGACGCGCCCGCCAGCGGCCGACGTGCTCCATGTCAAGGCGAGCGCCTTCACCCGGAAGGGGACCGTGCGGAAGGGCAAGCCGCTGCCCGAGATCAAGCAGGAGCTGTACACCCGGGCGATCGTGGTCGAGAAGCTCGTCCTGCGGGAGGTGCTGGTCTGCGGGAGCTGCGGCGCCCAGGAGATTCAGAAGCGCCACCGGTGCGCCGACAAGGCGTTGACGCCCGCGGTGGACGTGGCGGTGGCGACGGTGAGCCGGTGGTTCTGGCGCGAGCCGTTCAACCCGGACAGCGTGCCGCAGGTGCTCGCCTACATGAAGCACCGGAAGCACACCCCCGGGCGGGCGAAGAAGGGGCAGGCCGAGGCGACCACCAACCGCGAGACGCTGGAGCGGCTGGCGCGGACCACCAAGGACCCGTTCTACCAGGCGCTCCTCGACTACCGGGCGATCACCAAGGTCAAGGGGACCTATGTCGAGGGCACCGAGCGGCTGCTCGACGAGCAGGACCGGCTGCACCCGGTGCCGACCTTCAAGCCGAGCACCATGCGGCTGAGCTATACCGCGCCGAACATCACCAACGTGGTGGCCGACAAGGGCGGGGCCGAGGGGCTGGCGGCGGGCTTCAGGAAGTGCATCGTCGCCGAGCCCGGCTGCCGGCTGCTGGAGGTCGACTTCGCGGCGATCGAGGCGGTCCAGACCGGCTGGTGCGCCCGGGACGCGGAGTACTACCGGCTGGCGAAGCTGGGCGTGCACGCCGCGTTCGCGACCCATGTCCTGGGGAAGCCCTACGACCCGGCGGCCGATGACGTCACGCTGCGGGCGTATCTGGCGGCGGCGAAGAAGGCGCACCCGCAGGTCTACGAGCCGAGCAAGCGCTACATCCACGGGCGGAGCTACGGGCTGACCATCGCCGGCATGGTGCTGCAGTTCCCGCACCTCTTCCCGACGCACGCGGTGGCCGAGCGCTACGCCCGGATCTACGAGCGGATGGCCCCAGGCGTCGCCGCCTGGCAGCTGCAGACGCAGATCCGCGCCAGCCGCCAGCACTACCTGGGCGGGGCGGGCGATCACCCGTTCGCCTACAAGCACTGGTTCTGGAGCGTGTATAGCTACAAGCGCCTGACGGTCACGCAGTACTACCGGCTGGCGGCGAAGTTCCAGCGGCTCGGGCAGCCGGTGCCGTGCCTGGAGATCGACGGCCAGTACTTCCGGGTGAGCCTGGGCGAGGACGGCAAGCGGGTGCTGGCGTTCTACCCGCAGTCGATTGCCGCCGGCGTGCTGAAGGAGGCGCTGCTGCGGCTGTTCGCGGAGCCCGACTCGCCAAGCTACCTGGGCGAGGTCTACTACGGGCGCACGCCGCTGCGCGCCCCGATCCACGACTCGATGCTGCTGGAGGTGCCACACAAGGCCTGGGACCGGGTGGTCGAAGTGGTGTGCATGGAGATGCAGCGGCCGGTCCTGGCGCAGCCGCTGCCCGAGAGCTGGGGGCGGGCGGGCGAGTATGTCGCGATCGGCGTGGCGGCGAAGGCCGGGGCCGACTGGGCGAGCATGGCGGAGATCCCGGTGCCGGGGTATGAGGCGGGCTGGGTGCCGGACCCGGGCGAGCCGGTGGAGGCAGAGGACGAGGACGACTGGAGCGACCTCGCCCGTGTGATTGCCTAGGAGGCGGTTATGCTAGAGCTAGCGGAACCGCGGCAGGGGGATGTCGCCGACGAAGAGCTGGAGGAGCCAGAGGACCAGGATGAGCACGACGACCACCCGGATCACCACCCGGATCGGCGGGCTCAGCGGAATGTAGGTTTCCACGAGATAGAGGACGACGCCGACGATGACGAGCAGGACGAGTAAGCCAATCAAGCCCATTGCAGTGCTCCCTCTAGTGAAGCGACAGCCCTGGCCGATCCAGCGGTGCCTGTCGCGGAACACCTGCCGGGCGTGCGGATTCGTAGTGGTGACGACGTCGACCCGGACGTTCGACGAGGCGTGGCAGGACCATCGCGCCTACCACGTCACGACGGGCCACCGAGGATAGTCGGCGGGCGGGGCGGCGGGGCGCCGGCCTGCGAGTCGACGCCCAGCTTCGCCATCACGGCGGCGACCATCGCCGGCGTCCAGCCCTTCGAGCGCAGCACCCGCTTCAAGTTGTCGACGTCCATCATCGCGCCGGGCGCGTCGAGGCCGACGTGCTTGAGGATGTCCTGCACGCCCCCCTCCCACGGCTCGCCCTTACTCGCGCGCGAGCCTTCCCAGAAGCGGCCGAAGCGCGGGTTCGCCGGGACCCCCGGCTCGATCGTCTCCAGTGCGTGAATCAGCGCCTGCTCCAGCCGGTCGTAGGCTTCGTCGTTGGTGACCTTGCGCCCGATCTGCTTGCTCATGCGCTCGGCGAGCGGGCCCAGGTGCGGCTGCAACGCGTTCCCCTCCGCGCCCATGCCGTGCAGGACGTGCGTGTCGATCGGGACCGCCGGCTCGCCGCGGCCGAAGCGGTCCATCGCGTTGACCTTCTTCCCGGAGAGTGGCTGCATGTGCGTCGCGATGTTCATGTTCTGCCACTTGGAGCCGGGCACATGGATCACCTCGCCCAGGATCTGGCGCGTGTTCTCCTTGGTGAACTGGTGCCCGGGGTTGTTGAGCACCTCGGCGAAGGCGGCGACCGCCTCGCGCGTGTTCTTGACCACCTTCGTCTGCGGGGACATCGCCGCCCAGATGCGTGTGTAGATGTCTGCCGCTTCCTGCCAGCCGCCGAAGGCCGCCGCCAGCTCCGGTCCGGTGATCGGGTTCCAGTTCGACTGGCGCGGCAGGCCAGCGCCGAGCCCAGTGAGGTCGGCCATCCGGTCGAGCACTTCGTTCTTCAGCCGGTGGACACCGATGACGCCCTCGGGCGGGAGGATCATGTCGGCGATCGAGCCGAGGCGCCGGCCGGCGATCTGCGACTCGTTGAACGCCTGCCCGGCGCGCGTGCGGCCGGGGATGATGATCGAGGGGGCGAGCCCCCCGCCACCGCGCGTCGCCGCCAGCGCCTCGTTCGCGCCCTTGCCGACCGTCATCGCCGTGTCGATGACCCCCTCGCCCATCTTCTTCGCCGTCCGCAGCCCGGCGCTCGCCACCTTGCCGCCAGGGATCACCCCGGCGATCGCCCCTAGGGTGTCGAAGGGGCCCATCTCCTCACCCGCGGGCGGGATGCCGATCGTGTTCTCCAGGATCGTATCCGCCAGCCACTGCCGCCAGCTCGGGGCCGGCTGCGCCCGGATGGTGGCCGGCCGGCGGCCCGCCGCGATCTCGGCCTCGGCGGCGGCCTTGGCCTGGGCGCGCGCGCGTGCGGCGGTGGCCGCCTCGTGCTCGGGGGAGCGCGGGTAGACGGTGAGCGGCGGGCGGGGCGGCGGCGGGGCGGGGGGGGTGGATTGGTCGGCCATGGCTGAGGGCTCCTACTGCGGCGGACCGAGCACGCCCGGCACGGGGGGCGGGGTGCCGACCTGGTTCTGGGGGCGCTGACGCTGGCGGGCCGCGGCGCTGCCGGCGAGGGCGGCAGGCGGGAGCAGGCCGTACTTGCGGTAGATGTCGATCAGCGAGTCTTCGTACATCACGTAGTTGTGGGTGCGGCGCAGGGCGGCGCGCAGCTCGTTCTGCGCCTCCCGGATCTGGTCTTTCAGCCATTCCGTGTCGTAGGTGTTGCGCCGGTTCCCCTGTGCGATGTTCGCCTCGGTGGTCGCCAGCTCCTGGCGCCAGTGATCGAGCACGCCTTGCGCGTGCTTGGGGTCGGGGAGGCCGCGCGAGCCTTGGTCGAGATACCGCAGCCCTGGAATGCCCGCCTCACGTAGCTGCTGGGTAATCTCCGCCGACCGCTGCTGCGCGCCCAGCATCGCATCACCCCCCTGCAGCGCGCGATACGCCGCGCCACCACTGGGATCGCGTTTCAGGAAATCCCCCTGGGCGCGCAGCGAGCGAGCGGCTCTCGGGTTGGTCGCGAGCATCCGCTCCATCGCCTCGATAACCTCGGGGCTTTGCTGGGACAGCGGTGTGTCCCAGTCGAGCAGTTCGGCGGGGTCGACCTGGAGGTTGACTTCGTACATGTGCGCGCCCGGATGCGTGCGGAGCCCATCCCGCTCCGCAAGCTCCAACCACGACAGCTCGTCCTTCAGCCTGCGGATGGCCCCCGCCCCGCCCGGCTCGGCCCGCTCGGACAGCTCGCGGTGAAGGTCCGCGCGCACATGGTCGACGATCGCCCGTTCATCCGCGCGGGGGAAGCGCGCCCGCTTATCCGCCAACCGCCGTATCAGACGCGGCTCCGGGTCCAGCACGGGCGACCAGTACGGCACCGCACGAGGGACCCCGCCGATCTCGACGGTGGGCTTCGTGAACTCCTTGAAGTACTGGTCGGCGACCTCTTCCTTGCCACCGAAGTAGAGCCCGTGACTGTAGGCCTGCGCGCCCTGCCCTGTGCCCACCTTGGAGATGTCGAACTTGTCGAAGTTGTGGGGGGAGGCGTGAAACGCGGTAATGCCCCCCGAGCGGGTGGCGGCGAGCGCCTCATTGCCGGCGCGGCCAGCCGCCATCGCCGTGTCGATCACCGTCTCGCCGACCTCCTTCCCCGCGCGTAGCCCGGCGCCGGCGACCCGCCCGCCGGGGACCAGCCCCCCGAGCGTGGTCACCGCCTCCATCGGGCCGACCTCCCGCATCGGGTCAGCCGGGGCGCCGGTGATCCATTCGAGGATCCGCGACGACCAGGAGGGTGGCGGCGTCGCGCGGATCTGGGTCGGGCCGCGGACGCCGCCCCGCTGGAGGCGCTCCTTGGCGGCGCGCTCGGCGGCCTGGGTGGTGGCGGCGGTGCGGTCGAACCAGTCCTGTGGCATGGCTCAGGGCTCCGTCTCGACACCCGTGACCACGATGCGGCCGCGGCCACGCCCACCGGTCGGCGGCGGCGCAGGCGGCGCGCCCACCCCGCTGCCGTCGCCCGGCTCGCCGACGCCGCTCCCCAGGCCCAGTCTCCGCTTCAGCTCCTCCTCCTCGTACTGCATCTCGTCGAGGAACATCGCCGGCAGCTCGCCGACCACCCGGCTGAAGCCCGGTCGGCTGGCCATCATCATCGCCCGGACGAAGAAGCGCGTGGCGCCTGGCGAGTGCGCGATGTAGGCGAGCATGTCCTCGTCGCTGGCACCCTTCAGGAGGCGCATCGCGCCCATCCCCCGCCAGTAGCCGTTGAGCGCCTGCGCGGTGACGGCCAGGACGTCGGCGCCGACCTCCGTTGGGTCGCGCACCTTGCCGCCGAGGGTGGACTTGCCGAACTTGGCCTCGTCCTCGATCTGCTTCACCCACTCGGGGAGGGTCTGGGCGGTGACCCGCCCCTTGGTTCGGTCGCGCAGCTGGATGCCGGCGTCCTGCTGCTCCTTGTTGAGCGCCAGCCGCTCGGCCTCCGCTGCCTGCCGGTCGGCTTCCTTGACGGCCCGCGCGTCCGCAGCGACCTCCGCGACATCCGCCTTGCCCGCGCGGCGAGCGGCGTCGGTCGCCTCGTCGCCGGTGCGCGCCACCGCTTCGACCGACTCCTTGCCGGCGGCCTGGAGCGCCTCTCGCTCGGCGCGCCCAGCCTCACGCAGCTCACCGACCCGCTCGCGGCCGGTGCGGCCCGTGGCGCGGACCTCCCCGCGGGCGGCATCGAGCGTCTCACTCGCCGTCTTCAGCAGCTTGGCGTTCTCGGTCTCGGCCGTGTCGAGCACCGTCTGGCCGGCGGCCCGCGCCGCGTCGACCTCCAGCGGGGCGGCCGCCCGGGTCGCGGCGGTCCGCGCGGCTGCTTCCCGCATCGCCGTCTCGTAGGCGTGCGCCATCATGGCGGCGTTGTCGAGGAGCTGCTGGGCGTTGGGGGTACTGAGCAGCGCGTCGACAAAGTCGGGCTTGGTCTCTCTGAGCTGGGTCAGCCGGTCGCGTAGCCCTGGGAGCCCGCCCTGCAGGATGTTGCGGTGCACCCACGCCGCCTGCACCTTCTCCAGTGCCTCCTGGCCCAGCTTCTCGCCCGCCTCGCCGCCGCCCTCCTTGGCCATCTTGGTCAGGACGTCGACCACCATCTGCGCGGAGGTCGGGCTGTCGGGGTTGAGCATCTGGACGATCTTCTCGGGGGCGTCGCGAGCGACCGATTTGATCGTGTCGGCGAAGCCCTCGGTGAAGAGCGGGGCGATCTCGCGGTAGGCGGCGGTCGCGGCGTCGTAGGCGTCGTTCCCCTTGAGGCGCTCGCGCATCTCGTCCGACAGCCGCATGGTGATGTTTTCGAGCTGCGTCCGCACCGTCCGGTCGTACGCCCCGGCGTTGTCGAGCGCCTGCTGCAGCTGTGACTTGAACAGGTGCACGTCCAGGAACTTGCCGGTGTCGGGGGCGTTGAGGATGCGCGCCAGGAGCTGCGCCACCGGGCTGTCGATCGCCTGGGCGGTCTGCGCCTGCGTGATCGCCTGCACCGCCTGCGCCGTCGTGCCGACCGCGGTGGTGGGTGGGGCGGGCGGCCCACCCGGGAGCGGCGGCGTCGGGGGTGGCGTGCCGACGGCAGCAGCCACACCCGGCGTCGGCGTGGCGGCGGCTGCGGCCCCCGGTGGGACGGGCGGTGCGAAGGTCTGCGCCGGCGGCAGGATCTGCGTCGTGAGGATGCGCTCCGCTTCCGCCTTGAGCGGCCGCAGGTCGACGTCCCCTCCAGCCTCGGCCGCCTTGGTGATCGCCCGACCCCGCGCGTCGCGTGCCTCCTTGGCGACTCCCTCGTACACCGCACTGACCGCCTGGCCGGCGACCGCCTCACTGGGCGGCCGGCCGATGTTCGCGCTGTGGGCGGCAGCGCGCCCTTCCAGCTCCGCGGCCTCCGCGGCCTGGGCGGCCTCGACGGCGCTGCGCGTTGCGCGGCGGGCGTCGCGGATCTGGGTGGCCATGGTGCCGCGCGCCGCCTTTGTCTTCGCCTTCGCCAGCTCCCTGGCGGTGGCGTCCTCGGCCTCGGCGGCGATCACCTTCTGCTCGGCGCTGGCAATCCCCCGGCGGGTCGCGAGGACCGCTTCGTGCACCTCCTGGCGGTTGCGCCCGCGGGCCCGGGCGACGCCCTCCTCGGCGGTGCGCTCGGCGGCCTCGGTCGCTTCGTCGGCGGCGGCCTTGGCCGCGGCGGTCGCGTCGCTGGCCGCGGCGCGGGCGTCGCGCACCTGCCCGCCGCCGATCGACGTGACCTCCCGCCCGCGCTGCGCGAGCCGGTTCTGCATCTCCGCCGCCTCCGTCCGCAACGCATCGACGGCCGACTGCAGCTGGGCAAGCGCCTTGTCGCGGGTCTCCTTGAAGTGCTCGAAGGCGTAGCGCCCGACAGACGACTGGGCCAGGCGCTTGAGGGGGATCCCGACGAGCTTGCCGAGCCCCTGGCCCATGAGGTCGTCGCGGACCTGCCCGAGGGCGGCGTCGTGGAAACGGTCGTAGGCGGTGGTGCCGGGCTCCGGCGGCTTCGGCGGTTCGTCCGTCTCGCCCGGCAACCACTCGGCGAGCTTCTCCCCGAGGCCGGTCTCCTCGAAGAGCTGCGCCGCGCCGCCGCCCAGCCCGGCGCCAATCGCGCTGCCCGCACGCATCGCGATCGGCCCGCCGAGCATCCCCAGGCCGCCGAACACCGCGCTCCCGACGGTGGCGCCGATGTTCTGCCGGCCCTGGACCTCGTTCGGGTCGAAGCTCTGCACCATCTGGTCCCAGAAGCCGCGCTGGTCCATGGGGGTGGCGCGGATGCCGGTGGCCTGGCTGAGCGATGCGGCGCCGGTGGAGGAGGTGGTCGGTACGGCCGCCGCCGCGGTCCGGGCCGGCGAGTACGCCTGCACGGCCGCCATGCCGTCGTCGGCGTAGCGCTGGGTCAGCGGTCCCCACTGCGCGCGGTTGGGACCCCCGTGGTAGTAGGCGAGGACGTCCCGCGTCGGGACGCCGCCGTCGGCCCCCCGCGGCAGGCGGTCGATCGCCTGGCGGATGTAGCGCACGCCCGCCTCGATGTTCTGCGCGGGGTCCCGGGGGTCGAGCCCGAACTCCCCGTAGGCGGTCGAGGGCAGGAGCTGGAAGAAGCCCAGCGCGCGCTCGGCCGAGCCGGTGGCACCCGGCCCGCCGGTTCGCACCGTGCCGTCGGGGTTGGTGTGCCGGCCGGACGACTCCTTGTCGAAGATGGTGAGCGCGACCGCCTCGGGCACCTTGTGCCGATCGGCCATCGCCCGGACCAGGTCACGGTAGGTCGGGACGGGATCTGGCATGGCGCTAGTTGCGGAACCGCCCGGTCACCGGGTCGATCGTGTCGCGCAGGCCCTCCGGGAGCGGCGTGTCGGCGGTGATCACGCCGCCGGGGGCTGCGGTCGCTGGCGTGGCGGTCGCTGGCGCGGCGGCGGGGGCTACCGCCGGCGCGGCGGCCGGTGTGGGCGTCGCGGGCAGCTCGGCGAGCGCCGCCTCCAGGAAGCGCACCGTCTCGTTGATGCGGGCGGTGGCGCTCTCCTGCGTATCACCGCGGAGCGGGTCGCTCAGGATGCCCTGAAGCTGCACGGCGGTGTTGTAGGCGCGCTCGGCGTCCTGCTCGGTCTGCGAGCCGCGCTGCCCGAAGGAGCGTGCCAGACCGTTGACGATGCCATCGACCGCCGCGTCGAGCTGCGCCATCAACGCCCGGGTGGCTCCGGTGCGTCGTCGGTACGCGATGACCGCGCCAGGCGTCCTGCCTCCGATCAGGTCGGAGGCCAGTGGCAGTACGCCGATCAGCTGATCGCGTATATGCGCCAGCTGGTTCTTGGCAGTGACGAGCTGCCGGCGGTCGTCGATGTTGGCCATGGTCGGCACGGGCTGCCCGGCGATCGACGCGGCGGTGGTCCCAACCGGCAGCCCCGAGGCTTGCGCGGTCGGGATGTCGATCTCGCCCTGGAAGCGGCCCCGCATCGTGCCGAGCGAGCCGGCGGCGTTGGCGCGCGTCCGCAGCACCTCGCCCAGTTGGATCATTTCCGCCCGGCGCTCGGGCGGCGCCGAGGACGCGCGCGTGCCGAAGAGGATCTCGGCCGCCTGCTCGACGTATGTCCCCAACCCGACGTTCTGGACCTGCCGGAAGTCGGTCGGGGCGGGCGTCCCGTCCATCATCGTCCACCCGCCAGACGCCTGGCTGTAGGTGGCGAAGCCCTGTTTGACCTCTCCGGTCGCCGGGTCGGTCCACTCCCCGAACTGCCGCCGGTAGGGGTTGGCCCCGACCGACCTGTTCTCCATCTCGGCGGCGAGGAGATCCGCCGCCCACTGCTCGGGGTTCGGCTTGTTGGCGCGACGCGCCGCTTCGACCAGCGACTCGTACTCGCCGAGGCCCTTCGCGCGCGCGGCGGCGATGGCGGCCTCCTCCGCGGTGCGGAAGGCCTTGGGCAGCTCGTACTCGGTGTGCGTGTGCCGGTTCGCGCGGGGGTCAGCCGGCGCGGCGACCGACCGCCATGGGGGCGGGGGCGGTGCGGCGACGACGGCTTGTGCGCCGATCGAGGCTCCGGGGAGTGGTGGGGGCTCGGCGGTGGACGCGGCAGCCGGCGCGGCGGCGTCTGGCGCGGCGGCGGCCGGCCCTGGCGGTGCGGGCGGGGGCGTCGACAGCTGCGGCGGCACAACCGGGCTGCTCCCCGGGCCGCTGCCCTGGCCGAACAGCCCCGGCGCGACCGGCAGCGCGGGGGCCAGCGGGCTGCTCACGCCCTCCCCCGTGTTGAAGCCCAGCCCTCGCGGCCGGGCGGGCTGCGGCGCGGGGCTGGGCTGCGGCACCACCTGCGGCGTCGGCATCGGCGCCGCGCCCGCCTGGGTCGGGCTGCTCTCGGGGAGCGCCGCCGGCTGGTCGGGGTTCGGCGCGTCGGGGAGCATCAGCGTCGACTCCTTCGGCACCGGCGGCAGGGTGTCCGTGCCGAAGGTCGGGAACCGGTGGGTCGACGCCAGGCCCGGCGTGAAGGTCTCCTTCTCGACCGGCTGCGGCGTCTGCATGTACTCCAGCAGCTTGCTGTAGTAGGGGTTGGCCGCCTGCTTCCCCATCCACTTCTGCAGGAAGCTGCCGCCGGTGGTGCCCTGGGCGTTCTCCATCATCCCCAAGCCCGCCATGGTGCGGATCTCGGGGTCGTCGGAATTGAGGAGCGACTGGAACAGCCGGTACTCGCGCTCGACGTTCGCGGCCGCCTGGAGTTGGTTCTCGCGACGCAGCTCGCGCTGGCGGTCGGTGAAGCCGGTGATCAGTCCTTCCATCCAGCCCATACGGTCCTCGCTATCCGCCCCAGCCGCCGCCACGCACCCGGGACGACTCGAAGAAGTTCGTCGGGTCTACCGTGGGCGTGTGCTGCACGGGCACGGGTGGCTTGTAGATGGTCGGATCGTAGGTGCCGCCCCAGGCCGTGTTCTGTTTGTTCGAGAGGGGCGCCTTCGACGTCCCCTTGTAGATGTCCCCGCCCGCGTTAATCAGGTCACCCGCCAGCCCGCCCCAGACCTTCGCCGCCTGCTCACCCTGCTGGTTCTCGTAGTTGCGCTGCTGCACGCCCTCGCCGCGCATCCCAGTCATGTACTGCGCGTAGAGGTTCCCGGCGTTACTGGCGAGCCCCGTGCCGCTCTGCATGAACTGGTTGCCCAGGCCGGTCAGGGCCGTAGCCGCCCCCGGCTGGACGCCGGTCACCAGCCCCGCGAGCTTGCTCGCCCGCTCCCGGCCCAGCTCACCCATCTGCTGGTCGCGCACCGCGCCGCGCATCCCGACCCGGTCGACGTTGCGCTCGGCGCCCCGGTAGACGTCGGTGATCTGCGCCATCTGCGGGGCGATGGCGTTGGCGGTGGCGGCGCGGTCGCCGGACATCAGCGTCTGGTAGTAGTTGGCGGGGCCCTGCAGGAGCCGCTGCCCCTGGCCCATCATTTGGTTGCCCTGACCGGCCAACCGATTGGCCTGTCCCGAGAGCCCAGAGATGGCGGCGGCTTCCTCGGGGCTGCGGACGACGCCTTCCTTCTTGGCCTTGTTCTGGGCGCGCTTGCCAGCGATGCCGCCCACGACGGCGGAGACACCGGAGGCGATCATCGGGATGAACGGAATGATCGCGGGCATCAGGCAGCTCCCTCAGGCGGCGTGGACGGGGGCGCGGACAGGTCGAGGAAACACACGTCGGTCGGCAGCCGCTGGAAGCCCGCCTTGATCGCCATGTTGAGCACCTCGGGGTCCTGCACCAGCGTGAAGCTGTGGAGCACACCCAGCTCGCGCAGCATCGCCTTCATGCCCCGGAGGAGCTTGGCGGCGACCGCGGTGGCGCGCCGGTAGTCGGGCGCGACCCACAGGCCGTCGAGGTGCACGGTGGTCAGCGCCGCCCAGACGCCGACGATGGTCCCGTCGGGGGTCTCGGCGACCAGGATGGCCGCGTAGCGCGGGTCGGGCACGCCGTAGCGTGCGGCGAAGGGCAGGTCCGCCAGCCGGTCGTACTCCTCTGGCGGGAGCTGCCGAACCGTCGCGGGCGCCAGCGCTGTGGCGGTGTCGGTGTCGTTCATAGCCGTCGCCTCCGGCGGCGCAGCACGGCGGGCGGCGTCTCGGGCTCCGCCTCCTCCGCCTCCTCGGCCGCTCGCTGCTCGTGGTAGGTCTCCTGCACCAGCGCCAGCGCCTCCTTGGCGTCGTGGCTGCTCACCCGATGAGCATCTTCCAGGGCGTTGACCGCGCTGACAAGACCCCCCACGGTGGCGTCCAGGCCCTGGAGGCGGGCTTCGATGTCGAACAGGCGGTCCCAGAGCAGCCGCACCGACTGCTGCGCTCGCCAGTCCTGGATCTCCTCGACGTGCGGATACTGCTTCTTGAGCGTCGGCGGGGCGGTGCGGGTGACCGGCATCAGCCCTGGCCCCCGAGCGCGCCCGGCGTGAGCGTGCCGCCGCTGGTCTGCGCGGCGAGCACCGCGTGGGTCATCGGCCGCGACGGGTCGAGGTCGTCGTTGCCGAACGGGGTCACCGGGATCGCCTCGTAGGCACCCCAGGGCTGGATGAAGAGCACCGTCTCATCCCGGTAGAGGAAGAACGGCTGCGGGCTGGTGAGGATGTATTTGATCAGCACGCCCTTGCCGGCGTGGAAGCCGTTGAGGAAGCGCCGCTGCTTCTGCCCGCCGGTCGCGGGAATCGTGTAGGTGCGCGTGGTCGTCCCGCCCACCTGGTTGTGCTGCACCAGGGTGGTGAGCGTGACGTCGGCGGTCGACTTCAGCGTGATGTGCGCGTAGAGCGGGTAGAACCAGCCGGGCAGCCCGTGGTTGGTCTCCTGGGTCTCCCAGCGATCGAGCTGGAACGGCTCCTCGTCGAAGAGCGGCTCGGCGGTGTAGAGCCGCCCGGGGTTGGCGTCGACCGGGTACATCCGCCACACCCGCCCGAGGCGCTGCTGGGTGAGCGCGCGCTGGATGACGCGCCGGCCGGAGCAGTTGATGGTCAGGGTCTCGACCGCGGTGCCATCGACTTCGACCTGCACCTGCTTGTCGACCCCGAAGGTGTCGCACTCGAAGATGATCGCCTTCAGCCACTTGTCGGCGTGGGTGCCGAGGATCGAGAAGTTCTGGTTCCAGTTCGCCTGCTCGCTGGGCTCCTCCTGCAGGTGCCACCGGTGCGTGTAGAGCAGCCCCTCGTGGTCGTCGATGGCCTTGAAGCGGAAGACGTGCCCGCGACCCCAGGGGAGCGTGAGGTGCACGACGCGCCGGCCGTTCGCCACAATCGGCCAGTAGGTCAGGCCGCCGCCGAGCGCGTTGGTCAGGCGCACCTCGTCGACGTAGACCTCGACGCGCTTCTCCTGGCCGAAGGTGTCGCAGTAGAGATCGAGCCCGGTGTAGTACTGGTCCCACTGGTTCTCGAAGTGGATGTCCCACTTGCTGATGCGCGGCGGCTCCTGGACGTAGATCCAGTCGGCGCGGTAGAGCAGCCACGGCACGCAGCCGACGCCGTCGGGGCGGATGCGGACCTGGTGCGCGGGGACCGCCGGCCAGGAGTACTTGAACTTGTGCCGGTTCGCCGAGACCACATCGAGCGTGGCGACGGTGGTGCGCTCGCCGGCGAAGTCGCGCTCGATGTAGACGGTCTTCGCCACCCCGCCGGTGTCGCAGTCGAAGGTGACGCCGGTGAGCCAGACCTCGTCGGCGGAGTTGAGGTCGTCCCAGTTGGTGACGCGCGTGTTGGTCAGGTCGGGTTGGAGGGTGACCGCGTAGCCGATCTGGTAGAGGATCGGGCGCCCCTCGTCGGACGACCAGCGCAGCTCCACGGCGATCGAGTGCGCCTTCTGCGGCGCGGCCCCGAAGGCGTGGACGATGAAGCGCTGGCGGCCGGCGGTCTCAGTCGCGACCAGCTCCTCGACGTTGGCGTGCGCCTCCTCGTTGAGGAACACCTGCAGCGTGAGGTCGACGCCGGCGGGGTCGCAGTCGAGGAACAGGTCGCCGAACAGCTTCTCCTCGCGGATGGCGCCTGACGCGGAGCCGGTGCGGATCACGCAGTCGATCGCGGTGCCGTCATCGCTCAGGCCGCTGTGCGTGTAGCTGGCGCCGGTGCCGTCGCCGCCCAGCAGGAGGAGCGGCTCGTCCTCGCCCTGCACGCAGGCGAGCGCGCGGCCGAAGTGGTAATGCCGCCAGAACTTGTTGAGGATGGAGTAGACCAGCACCTGCCGGTCGCCCTCGGTGTCCTGGTAGAGGAAGTAGAGCGCGTTCTCCCACACGGTCAGGCGGAGCAGGTGCGCCTGGGTCTTGTCGATCGGCTCGTAGCCGTTGACCGCGGTGCCGTAGAAGAGCGGGTTGATCGCCTCCGACAGCCACTCCTCCGGGCCGCCGCCGGTGACGAAGATGCCGTCCTCGGCGACGAAGTAGATCACCCCGCCCGGGCCGACGCAGAACGCCCAGCGCCCGAGCAGCCCGCGCGTGCAGCGGGTGGGCGTGGCGGTGATGCCCTCGCCGCCCGAGAGGTTCGGGTAGAGCGCGTAGAGCCTGGCGCGCGAGAAGACGAAGCCCTGGTTCGCCGCGACCCCGCCGTGCATCAGCGCCTCGCTGGGCGCGCACACCTCGACGTTGCCGGCGGCCGACCAGTGCTCGGGCTGATGGGCGTGCGAGAAGTAGAGATGCCCCGGGCGGTGCGGGTCGCCGCAGCCGACGATCATGCCTTCGAGCGGGCCCCAGATCGCCGGCAGCGGCTGGTTCAGGACCGTGTTACCGGCCGCGTCGACGGTGGGGATCGGCTGGTAGTGGTCGATGGGGAGCGTGCCGGCGCCGACGATCCCGAAGTCGTGCTCGGTGTCGGTGAAGACCGCGCCGTCGCTGGTGTTCTCCCCGACGAAGTACCAGTCGTCGTAGAGCGAGCCGCCGCGCCGGTAGACACGCTGGCGGATGGCGGCGTCGCCGTGCGCCGCCGGGTCGATGAGCACGCGCCGGCGGAGCGGGTCGACGTAGAGCGACTTGTCGTAGACCGGCGAGCCGTTCGACTCGGCGCCGGTGCGCGGGTCGTAGTGGGTCACCCGGTAGTCGTAGGGCTGCGAGCCGACCGCGCCGGTCATCGGGCCCGAGCCGCCGGTGAGGTACAGGTCGCCGATGCCGACGGCGCACGGCCCGCTGTTGACGCGGATGTAGACGATGGTGCCGGTGATGGTCGACCAGTCGCAGCCGGCACTGTTGCCGATGCGCTGGAAGTCGCCGCGGCGCACCGGCACGCCGATCGAACTCATCTCCACCCACTGCTGCTGGCCGGAGCCGATCTGGATCGACTGCGCGCGGCCGGGGTCCTGGCTCGCGCGGGTCTCCTCCCAGCTCTTACGGTCGTCGGCGGTCATCGCGCGCGCCTTGAGGTCGCCGTCGCGCAGGGCGTAGATGCGCGCGGTCTCCGCCGATTCGATCGCGGTCTCCTTCGCCTGGATGAACTTGACGAAGTCGCCCTGGCGGAACGCCTTGACGTAGGCGTCGGCGTTGGCGCCCGCGCCGTCGGGCAGGCCGGGTAGCGGCGTGGCCCCGAAGGTCGGCGTGCACACCAGGTAGAGGCGGATCTCCTCGATCTGGTCGGGGTGCGAGGTCTTGATCCAGAAGTGAATCAGGTCGTCGTCGCCGGCCGGGATGCTCGCGCCGCCACCGACCGGCGTGAGCTGCGAGAGGTCGCACGGCGTGGTGGTGGCGATCCACGAGTCGTAGCCGGTGAACGACTCCAGGCCGCCGGCCGCGTTCACCGTGATGTAGATGTCGGGGGTCGCGCCGCCCGGGATCGAGAACTCGTCGACGGCGAGCGGCGGGTCGGTCGGGACCGGCGCCGGCGGCGGGATGGTCGCCTCTTCCTCGGGCGTCGGCTGCATGGTCCCGGGGACCATCGTCCAGCCGCTCGCCTCGGTGCCGTCGGCGGCGCTGAAGGTCGCGATCGAGGTGCGGTACTCGGGGCCGAGCGTGACGCTGGGCGCGGCGCCGGGAGCGGGCAGGCCGATCGGCAGCGACAGCCCGTCGTCGCGGATCTTCCGCATCCGGTTACGGTCGGCGACATACATCCAGGGGTGGCCGCTGAGCGCCGGGCGGTGCGGGACGAAGGTGAGCGGGTCGCCGCTGTAGCCGGTGTCGACGGCGCTGGTCGGCCCAGTCGCGCCGCGCTGCACGGTGGTGTCGATGCCCCAGAAGCGCGTGGGGTTCGCGCCGTAGAGCGCGCGGATGGCGTGGCAGGTGCCGCCGCTGTGGGTGGCGACCGGGGTCAGGCCCGGGCGCGCGGTCGCCTCGCCCTCGTTCTCGTGCCAGACGTTGGTCAGGCGACTCCAGCCTTCCATGGCGTCGAGCGAGTCCTTGAGGTTCAGCGTGCCGCGGCCGTAGCGCACCTGGTGGTTCTCGAACGGCCCCTCGAAGCGAGAGCCGGTGACCGCGTTCGCGCGCCGGGAGATTTGCTCCGCCATCACTCACCCCCGGTCGTGTTCGCCGTCGGCGTCATCACATCCTCGTCGGTGATTACCTGGGGGACGCACTCCGGGCAGACACAGACCGCTCGTACCACCGTGTCGTCGGGCACCTCGTTCGAGACCGACTTGCCACAGAACCAGCAGTAGAGACGCATCAGCTCCAGCCTTCCAGGATGATCGCCGCCGCCGTGCGGGTGAGCGCGTAGCGGCGGTCACAGTAGTTGGCGCGCTCCGGGTCGAGCAGCCGCCCGACCTTGCGGAGGAGCGTGCCGAGCGCGGCGTACTTGATGCCGGGGGTGAACGCCTCGTCGACCGGGAGGTCGGTGCCGGGCAGGTCGCCGGTGACCAGCGGCGGCACCTGGATGTAGAGCAGTTCGAGTACGCCGGCGGCCGCGGGGGTCGGCACCAGGCGGAGCGTCAGCGTGGATTGATCGAGGTCCGCGTAGCCGAGCGGCAGGCCGGCGGTGGTCTCCCAGCCAGGCAGGGCGAGGTCACCCTCGAAGCTGTCGACCGGGCCGAGCGGCGTGCGCGTGTTGTCGGCGGCGCGCCAGACCAGCGAGGCGGTGGCGAGCCAGTCGTCGGGCAACGTGACCACGGTCGCAAGCGCCGCGAGCGCGATCTCGGTGCGGGCCACCTGCAGGTGCGTGTCGCGGCCGAGCGCGCGGATGGCGCCGTTGACCGCGTCGAGCACCTCCTCGCGCGTCCAGATGAGCGAGGGCCAGGTGTCGCCGCCGTCGGGTGGTTCGATCAGGACGTACTGCAGCTCGGTCAGCAGCTCACGGTCGATCATGCGGTCCTCTACTCCGCTCCGGTGCCCGGCTGGTCATGCCGGGAGAAGGCGCTGGCGACGCCCTGCATCTGATTCGAGGCGCCAGTGGTCGGTTGCAGGTCGCGCCGGCGGTCGAGCCCCGCCCACCGCCGGAAGGCCTGGTTCTGCTTCAGGAGCCCGTTCTCGTCGGCGGCGGCCTGGAGGAACGCCTCGAAGTAGGGCCGCGTGGCGCGCCAGCGAGCGCCCGCCTCCTTGAGGCTGGCGACGTGCAGCGCCATGTCGGCGACCAGGTCGATGATCTCCTCGCCGAGGTCGACCGTGTCGGTCGGCAGGGTGAGCACCGGCGTGCGGAGGACCCCGTCGAGCCGGAGCGCGGCCGGCGCGGCGGTCGGGTAGGTCGGCCAGATGGCGATGCGCGTGAGCGAGACCGGCGCCCAGATGGTCGGAACCTGGGGGACGCCCGCGCCGGTCGCGGTGGTCTGGAGACGCCAGGGCGGGTGGGCGAGGTCCAGCTCGGTGAGCGAGGCCGGGATGAGCGGCGACCCGCTGACGGTGGTCACCCGCATGGCGTAGGTGAGCGAGCCGGGGAGCGGAATCTCCGGGTCGCCGGCCAGGACGTCCAGGAGCACGCGCGTGCGCCAGCGGCCGGTCAGGAGGTTCCACTCGCGCAGGGCTTCGTTGAGGGCCAGGCGCGCTTCCTCCGCGGTCCAGAAGACCACCTGGTCCCAGCGCTGAGCCATGTGGGTCTGGAGGGCGGCCAGGGTCGTGGTCGTGTAGGGCACTGCCGGCTAGGATGCGCGGGGCGGGGCCGCCGGGCAAGATCCCCCTAGCCGATTGGGAAGGTGACCGGGCAGGCAGGTGGGCGGGGCGGCGTGGTCACCGGCGGAAGCTCCCCGGAACAGGCATTCATCTTGATGGCGGCCGCATTGCCCGGGAGATACGACACCGGCGCCGCCGCGTCGTCGATGACGACTTCCACCAAGGAGCTGATGTGATCGGTGAACGCCCCCACGCCGATCTTCGCGTGGTGGAGGAAGCCCACATGATTGATGCCCGTGCGCTCGATCTGGAGATGACAGCTCACGGGATCCGTACCCGCCGCATACCGGAGCCAATAGTGTTTCGTTGAGGTGGGATAGAAGACCCCGCCAACCAGGCCACCCAAACACTCGAAGGATTGCGTCGTCGTGTGCGTCCCCGCTAAGACCGACACATTGTTGACGAGGAACTCGTAGGTGATCGAGGCGTGGGTCGGAAACGAAAAGCGGAACTGGAGCGCGTGGATCCTGCCGTCCCGGACGAAGACGCCCGGCGCCGACGTCCCAATGACCAGCGTTCCACCCGTCGGACTGTTGGCTCGGTAAAACGTGAGCGACCCGTCCACATTGAGTTGCAAGACCGAGAGAAAACTCCGATTCGAGCTGCGCCCGGCTACCCCATCCTTACAGTTGAACTCGGCGAGGTTTCGGGAAAAATCTTCGCCACTGACGTACAAGTACCCGTACTGCCAGCGAATCGTCCCTTCGTGTAATTCCGTGAGGTACGTCGCGGCGGCGAGCCGCGCCGTGCTGCCCCGTGAACAGGTGAGGGCATTCAGTCGATCAATCCCCCAACCCGGAATGAGGGTGACGGTGCCTGTCAGCACTTCAAAGAAGGCTAACGACTCCATCCGCGAGGAATAGATCACCGCCATGTGTCCCCCTAGTCGTTGGGGTCGATCGGGAAGTCGACCGGACAGAACCGCGGCGGGTGGACGATGATGATCGTCGGCCCCCGCAGGGCAAGGCCCCAATGGAAGCCGTTACTGACCGCGTTGTTGAACGGGGTCGCCTGGACCGTGATCGCGTCGCCGGACGCGAAGTCGACGTCGGCCTGCACCTGCCCCGTGACCTCCATATCCTGGATGGTGAGCGTGATCGGCGTGTCGGTGCCCGACCGGCGCAGCATGTAGACGGTGCCGCGGCCGGGGCTGGGCGGGCCGGCGCGGCGGACATACAGCCCCGCGGCACGCAGCCCCGCCGGGCCGATGTGCGCCTCCCCGTGGGATTCGGTGGTGACGAGCTGGTCGCAGCGGGGCCACTTCCAGTCGGGGCCGTCGGAGCGGATGGCGTCGTTGCTGCCGCCGCACAGCATGTACATCCCAGCGGTCGTCGGGGTGAACGCCACGCTCGCCGCGACGTGCGCGAGCGCGGCGGGCCCCGGGCTGCCGGTGCGGGCGAGGACGAGGTCGACCAGGTCGGTCAGGGCGAGCGGCAGGCTGAACGCGGAGAAGGCGTGGATGGCCGGGTCGGGGAGCGTGCAGGCGGTGTCGACGGTGCCGCCGGTCCCGTCCTGCGTCACGCCGTTCTTGCGAACCCACGCCACCCACGCCCCGCCCCCTGGGCCCGCCGCGAAGGTCTTCAGGTCCAGCCGCGTGATCGCGCCGGGGGCCGCGCAGATCGAGTAGGTGTTGCTCTGCACGGGGCCGGGGTCGGAGCCGTAGGACATCCACTCGCCGTTGCCGAGCGCCCCGCCAATCCCCCGCTTGCCGACCGAGGGGACAGACCCGCCCGTCGTATACGCCGTGATCCCGTAGGAGGCCACGGCGCCCTCGAACTCCAGGCAGGTACTGAAGTGGACGAGACCAGGAAAGTTCTGCTGTGTGCCCGCGATCCGATAGCAGACGTCATCGCCGGCCGCGACGGCGACCGCATCGCCCGTGTTGGCGGCCAGCGCGGCGCCGGCGGCGAGCGACACGGTCAACGCCGTCGCGACGCCGTTGACCAGCAGCGTCGCCGTGAGGGCCGGATGCGGCACGTTGCAGCCGATGACCAGGTGGCGGAACGTCCCCGCGACCGACCAGGGGTGCTTGGCGGCAGCGGCACTGAAGGTCACCGCATACGCCGCCTCCCCGAACCCGCCCGTGACGGCGAGGTGCGAGACCGACGCGCCGTAGAACACCCCGTGACTGAGGTGCGGAATGATCTGGATCACGGCAGTCGAGTCTGTCGAGAACGCCCACGCCGGGCAAGATCCCCCCTACTCGACATCGGGGTCGATCGGCAGGACGCCCGGGCAGGCGCTGGTGCGCGGCGGGCGGGTGGTCGGCGGGCGCCTAGTCCACAGCTCGACGATCGCCTGCGTGGTGTGCACCACCGCGCGCTGCCCGCCCCAGACCTCGACGATCGCATGGGTGACGCGCGCCGGGACGGGCGGCACGGTCCACAGTTCGACGGCGACCTGGGTGGCGCGCAGGGGGATGGGCGTCCAGGTCCACAGCTCAATCGCGACCTGGGTGGCGCGGGTGGCGGCGGGAGCGGCGGACCAGGCTTCGACCGCGAGCTGGGTGACCCGCAGCGCCGTCTCCGGCGGGGACGTCGACAGCAGCTCGACGACCGCCTGCGTCACGGCGGCGGGGGTGGCCGCCCCGACGGTGGGCGTGAGTAGCTCGACGACGCTCTGTGTGGCGCGCGCCGCGGCGAGCGGCCGGCTGATCGTTTCGGTGAGCGCCTGGGTGACGCGCGCGGCCGCGAGGGGCTGGGTGAGCGTCTCGACGACCGCCTGGGTGACGCGCCCGTCGGCCCGCGCAAGGCTCAGGACCTCGACGACCGCCTGGGTGACGCGCCCGTCGGCCATCCCAGGACTCTACGAGGTCTTGCGGTAGCCGAACTCCGCGGCGTTGAAGTCGGCCTCGATCCACGCCGCGCCGGTGCCAGGGTTGGTCTGGACGATCTGCAGACCGTAGGCGTAGCTGGTCGAGGGAGAGAAGTTCGCGCCTGGGTAGTCGACACCGCCGTGGCGAATCACGGGCGCGACGGTACACACACCCGCGTCCATCTTCTTCAGGGCGAGGCAGTGCTGCACGCCGTAGATCGTCGCCCCCGGGAGCGGCGCATCCTGCATGACGAAGGTGTCAGTCGCGCCCACCGTCGCCGTCGTGTTGTGGTCGGTGTCGTCGTTGGGCGCGGCCTCGTCGACGGTCAGCGCGTTATCACTGCCGGTGGAGGGCGTCCACGCGGACGAGGCGCCTTCGGCGGTGGGAAAGCGCGCATCGACGCGCACGTCCCCGAGCGGGCCATTCCACGGTGCCGGGCCGGAGCCGTCGAGCAGATAGACGTCGTCGAAATCCCAGGTATTCGGTGTGGCCGTCGACACGAGTTTCCCCAGGACGACCTCGTCCCACGTCGACGAGGCGGTGGCGCGCGTATTCTGGTTCGTCAACGCAATCCACGACACGCCATTGACCAGCACGTCGACCGTCCCCACCGTGGGGTCGATCACCGCGACCAGCTCGATGTAGTACGTCACGCCTGCCGCCAACGCTAGCGCGCTGGGAGCACCCAGGAGTGTGGTCCCCCGATAGACACTCAGCGTCCCGTTGGTGTTCGGACGCAGCACGAGCTGGTTGGCCGAGGCTTGCCGAATCAGGGCGAGGGAGGTGCCCCCACTGGAGGTTTTGGACGTGTTCGGGTCGAAGCTCGTATTGACCTGCAGCTGGGTAAAGCTCCCGGCGCTCTGGGTGAACGAAAACCCGCACACACAGGTATTGCCGACCGCCGGCACGACCTTGCCGAACGCCCGACAATCCGAGTTACCCGCGGCCTGCCGCAGCCCTGCCGACGCCCGGCGGCCCGCGCCCGCGGTAATCACGGGGCTCACCGAGCCGCCCGCCGTGTAGATCGACGACCACTTCTCGACCAAATCCACGGTCGCGTAGTGGTCGAAGCTATCCATGAAGAGCAACGCCATCGGTCTCCGCCTCAGGTGATCTTGATGACGCCGAACTGCCCGGCGTTGACTTCCGCGTCGGTGAACTTCGCCATCGTCGCCGGGTTGAGGTCGTAGGGCTGCGTGAGGTAGCGGTCGTAGGTGATGCTGGAGATGCCCTGGGTCGGGCCGACGTAGTCGGTACCGCCCTGGTGCACGACCGGCGCGATCGCCGCGCCGCCATCACTGTCCTTGCGAGCCAGGATGCAGGCGTGCGCGCCCTTGACGAGAGTGCCTGGCGGGAGGTCCTCGAAGTGATAGAGGTCGGTGATGCCGGGGGCCGTCGTGGTCACGTAGGTGGCGTCGTCGTCGGGCGCGGGGTCGTCGTTGGTCGCGTCCCAGTTGGCGCCCACGTTCGGCGTCCAGCCGGTGGCGCTGCCCGGGCCGTTGGGCAGGATGGTCTCGACGATCCCGTCGCCGAGGAAGTCGCTGACGTCGTCGGGGTCGGCAGCGACGCGGTCGGCGAGGTAGAGGTCACACATCCGCAGCACGACCACGTCGCCGCTGCCCGGCCGCGCCGCGAGCAGGTTCACGCCGGTCCAGATGCCAATCTCCTCACCGTTGCGACTGCCCTTCGTGTTGCCGGTGAACTGCATGATCGGGACGCCGTTGGCGCGGATCTCGAAGGTGCCGACGGTCGGGTCGATGAACCACTTGCATTCCAGGAAGCACCAGGCGCCGGACTGCAGCCCTTCGATCGACTCGGCGAGCTTGTCGAAGCTGCTGGTGAACCGCGAGCGCCAGAGACTCAACGTCCCCGTCGGGTTGAGATAGAGGCCGACGTGCGCCGCCGACCCTTCCATCAGCGTGAAGAACTCCTCGCCACTCGGCATGACGCCCGCGCCGCTCTCGCCCACTTCCTGCAGGTCGTCGACCTTGACCGCGAAGCCGCAGACGCCACTCGTGGTGGGCGTCCACGGACCCAGGCGCGTCATCAGCGGTGAGATGCCGAGGTGCCCGGCATTGTTCGCGCCGACCGTGACGCGCTTGATGCAGTTGCCAAACCGCCCTTCCGCGACGACGGACCACGTACAGCCTTCCACGGTCACGACCGAGTACTTCATCCCGATCCGCGTCGAGTCGTAGTGCGCCTGCCCGTCCATGAACAGCAGCATCTCAGGTCCACCCCTCGTCCGAGTCTGGGTCGAAGAACGGCGCCGGGCAAGATCCCCCCGGCACGCTCACCGCCGGCTCCAGCACCGCCAGCACCGCCGGCAGCGGCTCGCAGGCCCGCGCCGCGGCGTAGGTCAGCTCCGCCCAGGTGAGGTCCTCCGCCGCGAGCGTGCCGTCGTCGATCGCGCACACCACGCCCGGCGCGACGAAGTCGGGCAGGGTCGCGGCGAGGCGGCCGGTGCCCAGGCGCAGGATGGCCAGGCGCGCGGGCAGCTGGGCGGGGTCGCTGCCGGTGATCGCCATCGAGGAGTTACCGCCGGCCCCCGCGCGCGGCGGCGCTGCCGATGAGTATCAGCACGATCACGGCGACGAGCAGGAGCAGCAGCGGGAACGTCATCGGGGTGGCCCGGTGCCGTTGGTCGAGGGGGGTGCGACGGCGAGCGTGCGTGTGGCCGGGTCGAACTGGAGCGAGACGTCGGCGTCGAACACGTAGCGCTCGGCGAGCTGCTGGAGCAGCGTCGCCTTCGCCTCGGCCGCTTCGAGCACCGGCAGCCGGGCGCGCGCGAGGGCCAGCTCCGCGCTGGCGGTCGCGCGCCGTTCGATGGCGACGATGGCGGCGAGCGCGCGCGCCTCGTCCTCTGTCAGCGTGACCGGAAGCGACATGCAGTCTCCTTCTCGCGAACTAGCTGGCCGACCGATATGTGACCGAGCCGTGAAGGTACGTGCCAGAGGCATAGTTATTCGCGTGCATTTGGGTGAGGCCACCGCCGGGACCAGCGGTCGCGTACAGGTACATGCGGAAACTCCAGGGAAACAACAAGCCCACGATGGTGGAAACCGCCACCGCCAGCCCACCCCAATACATCGTGCAGGACCAGTACCCACCATCTGCTTGATGCGGGAAATCGTCAATCACCAACACGTCGTCCGTCGCACCCTTGGCCGCAATGCCAATGGAGAAGCTGACGGTGACCATGCGACCCACCTTGGTCCAAGTGCCCGACCGCGTGTTGTAGGTCTGCCCGGTTTCCCCGGCGGCACCGCGCAAGTACGGCAACCACTCGCCATTGGTGCCCAGACGCGCATCAGGGACAGTCCCACTAGTCAGATATGAAGCGTTCAGTGGAGTTGTATTTAAGCCTGCATCCGCCTGCACCGTTGCATAGGAACGAACGGCATTCGTGAATGTATTCCCGCTGAGATGGGTCTCACCATTGAAATAGTTTGTACCGCTGAAGTTATTTCCATTTCTAAGTGCAACATTGGCTGACAGGCGCGCATCGGGGACATGCCCGGCGATCAGCGAACCGGCGATAGACAGATTGCCTGCTCGGTCAACAACGAGCAAAGAGCCAACAGTGTTCTCATAGATGTGAAACCCATTGGCGTAGCTGATTAACCGGAAAGCCGCGTTGTAGCTCAGTTCATGCAGGTTAATCCCCGCCGTGCCTGTGCCTTGAAAGACGTGCTCGCCGCCTGAGAATGTATTCGCTGGGCTCTTCAACGCGACGTTCGCGGGTAGCCGAGCATCAGGAATCGTGCCCCCCGTGAGGTACGAGGCGTTCAACGGTGTCGCGCCAAGTCCAGCGGCGGTCAGGACTCCGTTTCTGGCGATGGTGACGTAGCCCGTCGCGACCGTGATGGCGTCATTGACCGCTTGAATGAACAGGTCACCCGGCCCGGCCTGATGCACGAGAATTTCCCACAACCCCTGATCGACCGCGACGCCCGTGTTGTGCAACTGCAGACGCGGGTACGGCGTGTTCGTCAGTCGGACGTTGCCGGTCACGTTCAGGCCGCCGGCGTCGATGCGCGCGATCGGCGTCGGGCTGAAGACCGTCCCCGCCGCGCCGGGACTCGGGCCGCACGCGAACACGATGGACCCCGGTGCCGCCTGCACGGCGCTGTACGCACTGTTCGCGAGGTTCTTCCAGCCGACGCCCCCGTGATGCACGACGTTGTGCATCAAGTACGTGCCGTTGAGTGCTTCCCCCGGCCACGACTGAATCACGCCCCGGTCGCCGAACTGCGCGTAGCCTTGCGCCTGCGGCACGTTGATCGCGGGGAGGCCGTAGTTCGCCCCGTTGACGACGACCGAATTACCGACGACCAGCGAGTTCGCCACGCTCATCTGGTTATTCGCTTTGCTGAACGACGCGATGTTGACCCAGCCGCTTTCCACGTCGTCCTGCCCGTACACGATCAGGTTCTGCGACTGCGACATCAGCCGGTACTGCGACGTGTTCGCCGGTTGCGTCGTGTCGAGCAGATAGAGACTCGCGTTCGCGTTGCGGATGTACTGCGGCTGCGAGAAGACGTTGTTGACGTTCAGCCACGCATTGTTCAGCAGGGCATCGCTGCCGCCGGGTTGGTGCGTCGCCTGGTGCGGGACCAGCGCCGCGGGGTCGCCCGGGTCGCCCTTCGGGCCTTCTGGGCCTGGCACGCCTTGGATGCCCTGCGGCCCCTGGATGCCCTGGACGCCTTGCGACCCGGGGACACCGGGTTGCCCTTCGGGTCCGGTCGCGCCGGTCTCCCCGATGGGGCCTTCCGGGCCGGTCGCCCCAGGCTCGCCGGGGTCGCCGGGCTCGCCTTGGATGCCCTGCGGACCCTGAGGACCTTCCGGGCCGGGCGGGCCTTGCGCGCCAGGCGGGCCCTGCTCCCCGACCGGGCCTTCGGTCAGGACCAGCACCGTGATGCGCGTGTTGTGCGACATCGAGCCGTTGCCGCCAGGCCCGTCCTGCGAGAGGAAGGTGACCTGGACGATGAACCAGTCGCTCATCTCCACGACGCCGTCGATCCGCCACTCCTGGTGGGTGGTGGCGAGGTCGGTGTCCTGAATCACCAGCCGGGACGCCGGCGGGGTCATCCCGAAGAGCACATGCGCGTCGAAGCCGTCGGTGGTGAGCCAGTCGACGTAGAGCGCGGTCGCCTCCTGCTGGACGACAGCGTTCCAGCGGAGCATCCCGGTGCCGGGGTCCTGCGACTGCTGCGACTGGGTGTCCGCCCGGTAGGGGAAGGCGCTGGACGAGGGGGCCGACTCGCCTTGCGGGCCCTCGGGGCCGACCTCGCCCTGGATCCCCTGGATCCCCTGGATGCCCTGGATGCCCTGGGGACCCTCGGGCCCGGTGGCCCCGACGGCGCCGGGCACGCCCTGGATCCCCTGCGGGCCGAGCGGGCCGGTGGGGCCTTCGGGGCCGCCGGGGCCAGGCACGCCTTGCGTCCCCTGCGGTCCCAGGGGGCCGACCGGGCCGATGGGGCCCGTCGGGCCGGTGGGGCCAATGGGGCCGGTCGGGCCGATCGGACCGGTGTCGCCCTCTGAGCCGGTCGCGCCCGTCGGCCCCTGGAGCCCCTGGGGGCCTTCTGGGCCGGTTGGACCGGTGGGGCCCAGGGGACCGGCGGGGCCTTCGGGTCCGGGGTCGCCTGCGGGCCCTGGCGACCCGGGGGCCCCCTCCGCGCCGGCGGGGCCGACCTCGCCAGGCTCACCCTGGGCGCCGGCCGGTCCGGGTAGCCCGGTGGGGCCTGGGGGGCCAGTCGCGCCGGTGGGGCCAACCGGGCCGAGGTCCCCCTCCGGGCCTGGGACGCCCTGGGGGCCAGGCGGGCCAGCCGGACCGGTGGGGAAGGGACCGACATCCACCCAGTCGCCCGCCGCGTCGTCCCAGACCCAGACGTGGTCGGTGTCGTCGGCGATCCAGCAGTCGCCCGGCTCGCCGGTCGGCGGGAGGTCGCCCGCCGACGGGACGGTGCCGCGCAGGGTCAGGGAGCGACCGGGCGGGCCTTCCGGGCCCTCGGGGCCGACCGGGCCGAGGTCGCCTTGCGGCCCCTGTGGACCGGTCGCGCCGGTCGGGCCGGCGGGCCCCGTGGCGCCGGTCGCCCCCGTGCCGCCGGTGGCGCCGGTCGGGCCGGCGGGGCCTGGTGCACCCGCAGGGCCCGCGGGGCCGGTCGCGCCGCCCGGGCCCACCGCGAAGGTCCCGTCCGCCCGGAGGAACAGCAGGGTCCCGCCGGGGTAGCCACTGAGCGCGGTGACCGGCAGCGGGTCGGTGCCGCCGGCGCGGTGGGTGGCCTGGTGCGCCGGGAGGTCGCTCGGCGAGAGCGGCTTGAGCACCACGTTCGGGGAGAGCCGCGCGTCGGCGAGGGTCCCGCTGGTGATCTGGCTGGCGTTGAGCGGGGTGGTCCCCAGGCCGCCGGGGGCGGTGAGGACGCCGCCAATGGTCAGACTGGCGGCGAAGATCGCGTCGACGTCATCGTAGATGGAGTCGATGAACGCCTTGTTGACGATGGTGCCGCTGGTCAGGTCTCCGGTGTCGTCGCGGAGGGTGTCGAACCAGGTGCGGGAGAGCGTCGTTGGAGCCATGCGCGCTCCCCCGGGTTAGAACGGCACGCCGAGGATGGTGATCGTCGCGCCCGCCCCGATCGCGTAGAGGTCCGAGAGCTTCACCGCCCCGGTCTGGAACGGCCCGAGGACCAGCGGCGGCCCGGCGACGGCGATGACCAGCCCGGTCGCGGTGGTGACGCCGCTGGAGGAGCCGAGCGTCGCCGCCCCGCCGGTCGTGCTGATGACCAGCTGCCGATACGAGACGTTCTTCGCCTCGTCGGGCACACCGGCGGTGCCGCCGTAGACATCGCTCACGCGCTTGGCGGAGGCGGCGAGCGCGAGCTGCAGGGTGACGACCATGGCTGCCCTTTACCGCTCGTCGATGGTGCCCGGGCGCCGGTCCTGCAGCGTCGGCGGCGGGGGTGGCTGGGCGGCGGGCTCGAAGCGGTTCGGCTGCGCCGGCAGGCCCGAGACGCTGTTGGCCGACTCCTGGCCGTCGATGCCCGGGACCGGCGCGTTGGTCCAGAGCGGCTGCAGGGCGTTGTCGCCGCCGAGATCGACCTGGGGGTCGGTGCCGCGCTCGGTGATCGAGTCGCCGCCGAAGGCGTCAGCGGCCGGCATCGCCGGCTTGTTGAAGAAGGTCTTGAGGTCACTCATGGGGTCTCCTCAGTGGCTAGCTTAGTAGCTGTGGGCGCTCGCGTCACTGGCGCGCAGGTCGGCGTCGCCGGACTCCAGGCAGCCGCAGTCGGCGACCGGCCAGCTGTCCCAGAGGTCGGTCGGATACTGCTCGTCGTCGCGCAGGCTGAGCATCTGCACGCCGGTCTGGAACTCGGTGCGCTTGCCCTGGGCGAGCGTCGCGTTGAAGTAGGGATTGGCCTTGTCGGCGGTGCCCGGCCACATCGCCGCCTGCATCAGGGCGCCGGCGATGAGCACCTCGCCCCCGTCGGCGAGCACGCCAGTGAGGACGTCGCCGTCGGTCAGGCGGTCGCCCTGCCGCTGATAGACGGCGGTGAGCGTCGCCGGCGACCCCGAGGGGTAGTAGCGATACCGCACCTGCCCCAGGGTCAGGGGGTCGGTCGAGGGGGTGGCCGCCACCAGCGCGGTCGGCGGGCCGGTATAGGTGCCCGCCGGGTCGACGCGCGCCAGCTCGTCGAGCGAGTGCCAGAAGCAGAGGCGCACCTGCCGCGCGGTGTCGACCACGATGAGGAAGCTGCCGAAGTCGGGCGGCATGGTCGCGTAGACGTCGCCCACGAGCGGGGTGAGCGTCAGCTCCGCGCGCATGAAGCCCCAGCGGCGGGCGGCGAGGAGCTGCTTCCAGGCGGCGTTGACCCACTCGCGCGCGAGGAAGGTCGGGGCGGACGGGCAGTAGAGCCTGACCGTCCGCCAGCAATCGCCGTAGGTCATCGCCATGCGCGTGTCGGGACTAGATCCCGATCGCCTCGAAGCGGGCGAAGTAGGTCGACAGGTTCGTCCCCTGCGCGACCTCCGCGCCGGTGGTGCCAACCAGCCACTTGACCTTGCCGCCGCCGGTGGCGGGGTCCGGGTTCCAGACCGGGTACAGGTAGTTGGTCCCGCTCACCGCGTTGGAGAACAGGATCAGCTCGATCCGCGACATCCCCAGGTCGGCCGGCGTGATCGGGTCGCCGGTGGTGTTGTAGACCGCCGGCCCGGTGTAGCCGGCGATCTTGCGGATGCGCGCGTTCGAGCTGTCGTGATAGTTGCCGATGCTGCGATCGATCGTAGGCGGCATGGCGTCCTCAGACTGCGTCCGGCAGCAAGGTCAGGTCGACCTGAATCTTGTGGTTGCCGGTGCCGCCGGTGACGTCGGTCACCTTCGGCGCGCTGACGGTGCCGAGCGCGACGGTGCCCGGTGCGGTGCCCGCGGCCACCAGCACCGCGAGGTTGGTCGCACCGCCCACCACGACATCCGCCCCGGCGACCGCGGCGGCGACGTTGGCGTCCGAGGCGCGCACCAGGCACGGCCCACCGAACTGGATGCAGGTGTAGTTGCCGCGGGTGGGCGCGTTGTTGAACACCCCGGCGACCTGGTTGAGCGTGGTGCCGCCGGCGGTGGTCACGACGTAGTTGGCGCGGTCGGACCAGTAGGCCGGCTGGCCGGCGAGCGGCGCGGCCGCGGCCGCCGGGTCGACCCGCACGATCTGGTAGCGCTTGGTCCGCGGCACCGGCGCCCCGCTCGCACGGGACGTCGGGTGCTGCATCGAGAAGCGCTGCCCCAGCGTGCCGGGGGCGTGCAGGGTCGGCGTGTCCTCCATGTTCGGGTTGCCGCTCTGGAGGTGGATGGCATTCGATTCAAAGACACTCGGCATGAGAATCTCCTTCGCTCCGGGTGACCGGGCGGGTTAGCTGCCGATCCCCGTGAGCACGCGGGACAGCCGCAGCGCCTTGGTGACCAGGTTGCCGCAGTAGAGGATCTGGCCCGACACCTGGTTGTCCTGGCGTGCGCCCTTGAACCCGGTGAACCCGAACGCGAACTTCCGCGACTGCGCGATGTAGAAGCGAATGTAGGCGTCGTCGCCTGGGGGGCCGAAGTTCAGCCACCAGAACGTCTCGTTCGGCGCGTAGTAGTTGCCCAGGTCCTCGTCGTTGACGCCGTCGGCGCCCGGGCAGTACTGCGACATGGTGATCGTCGCCTTGTCGAACTTCATGCCCGGCCAGTTGATCTCGGGCTGGGTCGTGTCGACGATCTGGTGTGGCAGGAAGTTCTCGGCGATGAACCCCATGCACCGGTTGGTGGTGATGGCGATGGTCGGCGCCTCGTTGCCGATGATGCAGCTGAAGTAGCTGTGGCGCAGCACCCGGTACGAGATCGGCTGGCCATTGAGGTTGGCCGGGATCAGGCCGGTCGGCGGCGTGAGCGCGGGCGCGACATCAGCGCGGGTCTGGCCGCCGTAGGAGGGGAACAGGTTGTTCTCCCAGCTGGCGGTGACGCCGTCGTTGAGCGCCTCCTCCATCCCGTTCAGCTCCATCGACCGGTCGTTGCCGGGGATGTTCTGCCCGTGGTGGAACGCGGCGATTTCGAGGATCGCGGACATGGTGAGCGAGGCCTGCGCCATGTCGGTGCGGATGACCGAGAAGGCGGCGCGCGGGCCGGCCATCTCGACTTCGAGGTCTTCGAGGAACTCGGTCACGCCGACCTGGTAGTAGCGCGGTCCGAACAGCAGGCCCGTGCGGGTCTGCCGGCGGCTGATGTCGAAGGACCCGCCCTTGCGGTAGGCGCCCCCCTTCATCGGCTTGTACATGAAGTTCTCTTGAATCTGCGGCCCGATCCACTTGCGCGAGAAGCGAGACTTCGCCATCGCGATGAAGGGACCGGCTTTGAAGTAGCCGTCAACCACCCCCGGTTCGATCTCTTTGGTGATGGTGGTGTTGACGTCGTCGAGCTGAATGGCCACGGCAGCCTCCTCGGTGGCGATGCCTTATGCCCCGCGCGCGCTTTGCAGCCGCTCGTATTCCGCAACCGCGGAGTCGAGGGTGTGTGCGGCGGAGCCGTCTTTGGTGGTCAGCACATCGAGCGGCGAGGCTTCGGCGCGTAGCGGGAACGGGTGCGTGGCGGTGGCCCGCGTCCGGTCCGAGAGACGCTTCTCGACCTCGGCGTTGATGCGCTGGTCTTCGGCTTCCTTCTGTTTGGCGGCGAGCCGGTCCCCGTACTTCTCGGTGTAGGCGTCCTGCAGCGAGAAGATGCGTCCGGGCTGCCCGGCGATCGGGCGTCCGAGCTTGGGATTGGCGACCAGTTCGTTCATGTCGAGCGGTTCGCCGAACAGATGCGAGTGCCGACCGCCCTGCGTGCCGAGGAACGCGGTGACCGCGATGTAGTCCTTGCCCGCTTCGTTGATCGCGTCGTTGGCGATCGCGCGAATCTCCTCGGGGGAGAGGCCCGCCATTGCGGTGGGCGCGGGGGCAGGGGCGGGTGCGGGGGCTGGCTGCGGGCGGGACGTCCCGCCGGCGGCGACCAGCTCGCGCGCCCGGTCGAGCGCACTCTTGTTGTCGGCATACCAGCCGTTGAGGCGCTCGTAATACCCGGTCAATTCACTCTCCTGGGACCGTAGGGCATCCATCGAGCGGCTGTAATCGCTGCGGGCGAGCGCGCCGTCGCCGATCTGGGCGACAGCCTCCTTGGCCTCCGCTGCGCTAAAGACCGCTTCCGCCTGTGCGCGCAGGCTCTCGGGGAGCTTGGCGAGCACGCCAGCGATGAAGGACTGACCCGATTCAAAGGCACCCATCGTTCGCGACTCCTTCCGCGGTGGAGGCGAGACCGCGCCCGGCGCGTCCTCCGCCGGGGGGCGGGCGAGACGCAGGGGCGATCCTCTGCACCGTGGCAACTCAGGTTGTTGTGGGGAACGTCGTCGTCGTCGTCGTCGGAGTCGTCGTCGTCGTCGTCGGGTGTGCGCGCACCGGCTCGCGGCCGCGCACGGGGCGCCGGGGCGTTAGATCGCGCCCGCGCCTGCCAGGCCGCGGTCCATGCCGCCGCCCGGGAAGGCCGGACCGGTCGCGGTGGGCGTGGTCGCCCCGCCGCCGTCGGTCATCAGATCGGCCAGGTACTGCTGCAGCATCTGCTTGATCATCTGCAGCTGCGCGCCCTTGTTCGGCGTGACCTGCATGAAGCTGTCGAGCATCGCGTCCATGGTCTGCGCCGACTGGGTCACGCCGGTGAGAATCTCGGGCGGGATCGCCGAGCTGGGGATCCCGCCGCCCATGCCCACGGGGCCGCCGGTGCCGCCAGGGCCAGCGATGCCGCGCATCGAGAAGCCGCCGCCCATGTCGCCCATCGCGGTCGGCGAGGGCGGGGGACCGTCGAGCGCGGTGGTGCCAACCGAGGGACCGGTCCCGGGGAAGCCGGGGGGTGAAAAGGCCATTAGCGTCGTCCTCCGCGAAGCGTGCGAAACGTGGAGGCGGTCGGGGCCAGGCCCGCCAGCTGCCGCCCGATGGCCCGTACCATCCGCCTGTCTGGGTCGTCCATCGAGCGGTAGACCGTCCCGATGTGCTTGTGTGGCGCGCCAGCGGCATCGTCTTCAGCGCCGACCCGCGACAGCACATGCGCTTCCCCGTAGGCCTCGCGCTCGGAATCGAGGTCCTTCCGCGAGGCCTGCCGCGGACGCCCGGCGGTGCGCGCGGGGAAGTCACGCGGGGTGACGTACGGGCGGCCCGACTTGCCTGGCATTAGCGTCGTCCTCCGTGCATCGAGCGGCCGCGGCGCATCCCGCGGGGGGCCGAGAAGCCGGCGTCCTGCGAGAACGACGGGGGCGCGGCCAGGTCCTTGGGCGCGGCCAGGCCGCTGTCGGGACCGGACAGGTCCTTGGGCGCGGCGAGGCCCTTGGGCGCGGCCAGGTCGGCGTCGTCGGTGATCGGCTTCATGACGCCGGTGTTGGTGCCCGGCGGAAACAGACGCCCGGGACTCATGCCGCCGCCCATGCCAAAGCCGCCAGGCATCCCGCCGCCCATGCCGAAGCCGCCCATGCCACCGCCGGGCATCCCGCCGCCGGGCATCCCACCACCCGGCATCCCGCCGCCGACGCCACGCCCGTGGGGACCCTCGTGACGCATGAACGGGCGCTGCTGGCCGATGGTCTGCGCGAACTTCTGTCCCATCCCGCCGCCGCCGCCGAAGCCGCCCTGGTTCTTGCCGCCAGCGCCGATGCTCTGGCCGATGCCCATGATCGCGTTGAGCGGCGCACCCATCTACCGGCGGCCTCCGCGGAGCGAGCGGCCCATGCCACTGAGCTTCTTGCCGGGCGCGCCGGCGGCACCGGGGGCCATCCCCATCACCTTGCCGGTCGCCTGCATCCCCATGCCGGTCGCCTTCTTGGTCAGGTCGTGCGACATGCCGATCGACTTCTTGCCGAGCGTGATCGGCGCCTTGAGCGCCTTGCCGAGTGAGCCGAGGAATCCCATGGCCTACCTCCCTTTGCGGAACGAACGGGCCAGGAAGCTGCGCTCGCCCGGACGCCGGCCGCCACGGGACAGGAACTTCACCCAGCCGTAGCCGGCGCGGGGCTCGCCGCCGAGCGTGACGTCGCCGGCCTTGGAGGGGGACGGGCTGTCAGGCGCCGCCTGCGTCGGCCGGAAGCCGAGAATCCCCTCCTGGCTCGGGCTGAACCCTTTCACCGCGTGCCCTTCAGCGACCCGCGCTTGCCCATGGTCTTGGTCGCGGTCGGCCGCTTGTTCAGGTCCTGGAAGCTCACCGCGCCCTTGAGCGACGACTTGTCGTCGATGTTCTTCGCCAGGAGCTTCGACGACTCCGGGTCCATGCTGATCGAGGTGACCTTCGGCATCAGAGACTCCGGCCGCCCGAGGGGCGGAGCTGGCTGCCGGCGCGCAGGGCCTTCTGCGCCGGGGCCGACTTGCGGAGCTTCTTCTTGCCGCGCTTGCCGGGGGGCGGGAACTTCCCGTCCGAGGAGGGCAGGTAGCCGGCCGGGTTGCCTTTGGGCATCGAGAATCTCCTAGCGCTTCCTGAGCGGCCGCGACGGCTGTGCCGGTGGCGCGGGCCGGGTCGGTGCCTCACGGTGCCACTTAGCCCCGAGCGTCGGGGTCTTGGTGCCGGTGGCGTAGAACACGCGCGCGCCCTTCTCGGCGCCGTACTGGGCCTGCATCCGGGAGAGGACCTGATCGCCGGAGCGCGTGAGGGGCACGCCCAGTAGCGTCAGGGGAGTTGTGCCGCTTGTCTAGATCCCCCTGGCGCGCGCGGGGGCTAGAGCTGGTCGGGCCGGAGCAGGAAGCGGGGAGTGGCGGGGCCGAGGAAGGCGCCGCGGGTGTTGTACTCGAACCACTCGACCGCCTCGTCCTCGTCCATGCCCTGGGCGACGAAGCCGGCGAGGACCTGCGCCTGGTCGTAGAGCACGGCGGGCTCCTGGTCGAAGCCCTCGACCACGCCGACGATGGCGGCGTCGAACACCTCCGGCGGGTCGAAGAAGATCAGCTCGACGTCGTGGTCCTCGGCCCAGAGGGAGAGCTGCGCCCGGATGTCCGCGACGGGCGGCTCGGCGACGAGCTTACTTGTCGCTTTCGGTGATCGTCGTTCGGCCATCGCTCTTCTCCTCGACCTCCGGTGCCGCCTGCCCGCTCGCCTTCCGGCCCGCCGGACTGACCGTCTGGCCGATCCCCATCTGCTGCTGCGCCTGCAGGCGCTCGGTCACGGTGACCGGGACGCGAATCTCCAGGAGCTGCCCGCTTTCGAGATCGATGGTGAAGGTCCGGTTGGTCGCCGGGTCGGTGTATTGCGGAATCGGCATCGCGCCGGTGGCGATCATGCCCATGCCGTTGGGGATGGCGGCGACCTGCCCGAGCATCCCTTCGAGCACGCCGGGGGGCGGCGGATCGATCGGCGGGAGCGGCATCGCGGGCGGGGCGCCGACGTTCGGGGTTTCCAGCGTCTCGTGCAGCGACCAGAAGTCGTAGTAGCCCATGCGCGCGAGCTGCACGCGCATCATCTTCCGCTCGGTCGCGTCCATCGCCAGGACCGAGTTGGGCGCGACCACGAAGACGAACTGCTTGTGGAAGTACTGCGCGCGCTGGTCGCGGGTGGTCAGCTCGGCGTCCAGCTCCGGGGTGTAGCCCGGCTCGCCGGGGCGGAGGGCCGGGACGAACTGATCGGGGTCGAAGTCGAACTCGGTGAGCATCTGCCCGCCGGTGCCGAGGAGCTGCACGCGCTTGCTGGCGGTGAGGAACTGGAAGTAGTTGATCTTGACCATCTCCGAGAAGTCGCGCAGGAACAGCTCGACCTGGCGGGCCTCCTGGCGGATCTCGGGCGTGAGCGCCTCGTAGTACTTCTGGATCGTGTCGGCACTGGGCATCTGCCGCAGCTGCAGCAGCGCCGAGAGGTTCGCGGTGCCACTGAGGTCGGCGAACTTGGTGGTGAGCTTCTCCCACAGCTCGATGCCCATGGCGAGGATCTGCGGGTTGGGCCCGTCCTCCTTGTTCCACGGGTCGCCGAAGCCGGGCATCACCTTGACCCGCTTGCCGGGGCGGCGCGGGTCCATCAGCTTCATGGTCGCTTCGCTGACGGCGTTGCGGTTGTAGGTGATGTCGGGGTTGGTCCACTGCCGCATCCCGAGGCGGATGTCGTGCATGGTGTCGTTGATCGCGTCCTGCAGCGGGAGCAGGTCGTTGAACAGCGGGATGCCGAGGAACTGCCAGGGCACGCTCCAGAGCTTCAGCCGGCAGAACGGGAACATCCCGTGCCAGTAGGTGTTCGGGCCGTCGTAGAGGATGGCGTCGTCGGTGGCGACCAGCAGCCGGCCGCGCGGGTAGAGCGGCTGGTTCGGCGGCACGACGTAGGCCCAGTTGGTGCCGGGCGTGCCCATCGGGATCGGCTTGTTGGTCAGGTTGCGCGTGCGGTCGCGGAAGTACGAGCGGTAGAGGACCAGCGCGCCCGCGCGCGCCTTGCGCGTGGTGGCGGCCGAGCCCGGCCAGGCGATCGTGTCGAGCGGGTCGGCGGGCGAGAGCAGGCGCGCCACGCCGGTGCGGAAGCGGCCCATCACCTGGCCGAGCAGGTTGTCGGACGAGGCGCGGAACAGGTGCGCCTTGGTGGGGTACATCCCCTTGAGCACGTTGACGGTGTGCTCCTCGCGGAAGCAGACGCCCTCCCACAGCTGCGCCGAGCGGCCGAAGGAGGGGCGGAGCGGGAGCGTGTCGCGGGGGTCGCGCGCGGTGAGCTGGTGCGCGCCGCCGAGCGGGGCGTGCGGGTCCCAGTCGACGACGAGATCGCCGGTGCCGCCGGCGAGCGAGTACTTCACGCAGTCGCCGAGGTCCAGGTCCATCATGGTGGTGACCCACTCCGCCATGAGGCACTGGTTCAGCATGTGCGCTTGCGACTGGTACTCCGGGTTGGTCTTCCAGCCGGCGATCGGCTTAAGGTCGGTGATGGCGCTGACGTGCGCCTGCATCGCCTTGCGCGTCTCGTTGATGACCACCTGCGGGAGGTATTTCAGCTTGCACTGCTCGGGCGAGAGCTGCTGGCCGATGATGTAGTCCTGGGCCCGGCCGATCAGGTCGTAGCTGGGATCGGCCCGGTTGATCAGATCCCCCTCCTGGATCCATTCGCGCAGCCAGCCGAGGACGCGCGGGTCGCCATACTGGAGCTGCTCGGCCGAGGTGCGTGGGAGGTCGGCGACGCCGGAGGTGGAGTACTCGGCCATGGCGGGCTACTCGACGATGCTGTCAGGGTCGTTGAAGACGACCGCTTTGATCGCCCACATGGCGGTCTGCTCGTTGTTGGTCAGCGCGACGCTGCGGTGCCGGCTGTTGGGACACAGTTCGAGGATCTTCCGCTCGACCAGCGAGAACAGCTCGCGCAGCTCGGTGATGCGCGCGAGCCCGTCCTCGCTCGGGCGGTGGTAGGCGTAGGGCTTGTCGATCGGCATCAGTCAGTCCCCGTCAGGTGCAGTGGGCTTGGTCCGGGTCTTGGCGCGGCTGGTACTCGCAGCGCCCTCGGCGGTAAACGTGAACGTCAGCGCCTCGCTCACCGTGCCGTCGGGGTTCCGCACCGTGACCGGCAGCGGCACCGAGGGCGCGGTCCACACCGCCATGTTCACGCCGGTGGTCAGCTCGGTGTCGCTGACCGCGGTGGTCGGCTCGGTGTAGCCGTTGAAGACGATCACCGCGCCCGGGGCGAAGCCGGTGCCGTGGACGTGCAGCGTGAACGGGGGCACGCCGATGACGGCGGTGTCCGGGTCGAGCGACGTCAGCACCGGGGGCGCGGGCGGCGGCGCTGCCGGGCCGAGGTCCTGGTAGTGGGTCGGGGTGGTCACGATCGGCTGGTCGTCCGCGCCGACCCAGCGGCCGAGCGTCGGGTGCCAGCGGCCGACGACTTGCCGCCCGGCGGTCACGCCGAGGAGGAGGTCGCGCCCGTCGGTGCGCCCGTTCGCCGCCGCCTGATGAATGGGAAGCCAGTCTGCCATGGGGTTACTCCTTCGCGAGGTGGTCGAGGGCCGAGGGGGTGGCGTCGCTGACGCCAGGGCCGTAGTCCACGTTGGGCTCGTCCGCGCCCGAGCGCTTGATCGAGGCCGCGTGCTTCTTGACGAACGCCGGGTCGGGTTGCGCGCCGCCCTGCCAGCCGGGATGGAGCGCGTGCACGTCGTGGTTCGAGCGGTCGTTCGAGTACCGCCGCCAGACCAGCGGCTGGCCTTCCTGGTTCCGGTAGTCCCGCTGGCTCTGCTCTTCGACCTGGCGGAGCTTGTGGAGCGAGTCGACGAGCACCGGGCGGTTCTGGCCGTCGCGGGTCTCGAACTCCTGGAACGGCTCGTAGGCGTCCATCGCGCCGACCTGCGGGATCCAGGCCATCGGCCGGTCGCAGTGGGTCGGCGGGGTGGCCTGCGCGCCCTCGACGACCGAGCGGTAGACGTCGACCGAGACCTGGCCGCAGGTCTGGCAGAAGTAGTCATGGAGCGGCATCAGCTCCGCTCCTCAACGTAAATCTGGTGGCAGTGCTCCTTCGGGCAGATCCAGAACACGCTCCCCAGCCAGTACATCCGGTGCCCCTTCGGGCAGGACAGCGGTGTGTCGTGCTGCCAGTAGCGGCCCATGGCTAGCTCCCTCCCCGGTAGAAGATCTCATCGCGAATCCGGTCGACCACCAGGCGAATCTCCTGCTCGATGGTGTGCCCGCGCTTGGTCGCCCGGTAGGCGATCTCGCTCAGCTGCCCGGGCGTGAACTCCAGGCGCACGTCGCCGATGTGAATCGCGGCGAGCCGCTCGACCGCCTGCACCAGCACGGTCGGGATCTGCGTGTTGCCGACGCCGAGGGTCTGCTCCAGCCGCGCGCAGTCGGCCGGCGAGAGCACCACGCCGATCGGCGCCACCAGGTCGTACTCGAGCCTGAAGCGCGCCGGCGAGAGCACGTCGAGGGTGTGCACGCCGTTGATCACCGCGTAGTCGCCGGGCTCGGCGTGCGCGGTGCGGCCGTCGACCAGCAGGATGTCGGCCGGCGCGGTGAAGGCGTAGGCCTGCAGGCCCTTGGCGGCGGGGCGCACCGCGACGCGGGTGAGCGCGGCCGCCGGCGCGTGCGCGATCACCTCAGGCTCTCGCGCGGTCGTCGAAGAAGAGGCCGGCGTCGTCGCGGCCTTGATCGAGATCTTCGGGGAGGGCGACATGGCTACTGACCTCCGGGTCATCCACTTCCTCCGCGGTCAGCGCGGAGTTGCGGTAATCGGGAATGGGGGTGTCACGCTCCAGCGCCAGCTGGTCGAGCGCGTGCTTGCGGCGGCGCCGCTCGGCGATCGGTTCGACCTCGCCGCCGCTCATGCGCCAGGCGACGTAGAAGCCGATGGCACTGGCCATCACCGCGTCGTCGTGCTGGCCGCGCGCGGCTTCGGCCTCGCCGATGGTCGACATGGTGACGAAGTGGCGCAGCTCGCCGCGGGTGATCGGTGAGTTGAGGACGTAGTCGGGCAGCTCGCTGAGCGTGTCGAAGGTGGTGATGGCGCCGTAGAAGCTGGCCAGGAGCAGCGGGCGCGTGCGCGGCGAGGTCACCCAGCCGATGCGCGTGGAATACCGCCGCTCGGGCGAGGCGGCGTCCGCGTACTCCCAGACGTAGAAGTGGTGATAGCCCAGGTGCAGCTGCAGGGTGTCCTGGGTCGCCAGCCCGTGGTTGTTGGTCTCGATCGCCGCGAGCGCTTCGATGCCGTCGCTGTCGGTGTAGTAGCGGCCGATGGCGTCGCAGACGAAGGCGAGCGCTTTCGGGTCGAGCCGGTTGCTGACGTACTGGGCGACCTGCTCGGCGGGGTCCTCCATGGTCGGCTGGCGGATCACGTCGATGACCGAGTAGTCGAGGCCGAGCCCATCACTCACATCGACGCTGAGGACGTAGTGGCGGCTGCCGCGGACGCGCGGATACTCCCAGATGGCCAGGCCCGCGTTGCGGAGGTTGGGGAGGTCCTTCAGCTCCGCCGGGTCGAGGCGGCGGAAGCCGTAGCCGGGCGGGACCGGGTGGGCCTCGGCTGCGAGCGGCGAGCCACTCCCTGCCACGCGCGGAGCCAGTGGCGGATATGGTCGAGGGCGCGGACCACTGCCGCCAGGTCCGCGACCAGCGCCTGGTGTGCCGCCAGGAGCCGTGTCGCGTCGGAGCTTGGCGATGTCGAGCGCAGGCTCGACGGCCCAGACGTCCTGGAGCGGGCGGAGGCTGCCGGCGCGGTCGATCGCTTCGAGCTGTTCGAGGGTGAAGATCGAGCGGCCCGCGTACTGGAAGCACTCCTGGTCATCGGCCGGATACTCCTTCAGAAATTTATAGAGCTGGCCCTTCGACTCGTAGAAGCGCCGGGTGGTCTCGTACCAATACAGCTGGTCGCGGGTGAGGGTGACCGTCCGGCCGCCGAACCAGCGCGGGGAGTCGCGCTCGTTCTTGACCGCGTGCGCCAGGGTGGAGGCGGACGGGACCCAGGGCGTGGGCGCGGGCAGGGAGTACTTGGTCGGCTCCGCGCTCCACGGGATGAACACGTTGTGGAAGCGGCCGACACCCTCGCCGGTCGCCAGCCAGTGACGGTGCCACCAGTCGCCGGCGAACTCCGCGGTCGCCTCGTAGAGGACCAGGGTGTCGTTGGCGTAGGGGATGGCCGGGAGGAGCGCGGTGTCGAGCTGCTCGGGGTTCTCCCAGGTGGGCAGCTCGCTGATGTGCACCACCGAGAAGGTCTGGCCGCGCCCGATCGCGCCCTTCGAGCCCTCGACGCCGGAGGTCGCCTGCAGCGCGCCGCGGGTCGACTTGCCCCAGGCGGTCTTGAGGAAGCACTGATTGACCAGCGACAGCTCACGGTTCTTGTTGAAGTAGACCTTGGCCGGTTTCAGGAACCAGGGCAGCTGGTCGTAAATACGGACCACCATGCGGAACAGATACCCGGCCTGGTCCTCGACGTCGGCGCCGCTCAGGGCGCGGATGTGCGTGCGGGTGACCAGGCGGTGCGCGACCAGCGCCTCGCTGAGGGTGGAGACGCCGAGCTGCCGGGCCTTGAGGATGTTGAGGAGGAGACCGTCGGGCGAGCCGCTGTCGGCGTTGGCCTTCTCGATGCGCGCGAGCTGGTCGAGCACCAGCTGCTGCGACTCCCAGAGCGGCGAGAGCCGGCGCAGCCCGTGGCCCTCCTCGTCGATCCAGCAGAAGCGCTCGGCGAACCACGGGAAGTCGTAGACCACCCGCAGGCGCGCGGTGGCGACAAAGGTCTGCTCCTCCTCGATGAGCGCGCGGCGGGGCGTGCCCGACTCGTCGACCGCCTGCATGACGCTGGCGGTGAGGGTGGCCGCGTCACTGACCGAGTAGGCCGGCATCCCGGACGGGAACACCGCGCGGAACTGCGCGTTGATCTCGGCTTCGTCCTGCGCGATCAGGTCCGGGTGATACATGGCGCTAGGGCTGCTCCAGCGGCTCGAAGTTCTCCCGGAAGTAGGCCGCCGACACCAGCCACTGGTCGTCGTGGTTGACCGGGTTGCGCGCCACCATGTCGCCGGGCTGGGGCGAGCCGTTCTCGGTGTCGACCGGGGACACCGAGACGTTCGACAGGTCCTCGCCGGGGACGTAGGGCCGCAGCTCGGCGTAGGCGCGCCGGCGATACCGCTGGAACGCAGACATCACAGAGGCTCCTCCTGCTGATTCAGCTCGTCGGGGGGCTCGCGCTCGTCCTCGGGCAGCTCCACCGGCGGCGCCTCGAACGGGAGCGGGACGTCCTCCTCGGTGAGGACCACCGGCGCGGGCGTGCCCGCGTTGCGGCGGCGTCCGGGGCTGAAGAGCAGCTCGCCGACCGCCTGCTGGAGCTGTTCGAGCGCGCCGGCCGTGGGAGCGCTGAGCGCGCTGGCGCTGGCGGCGACCGCGGTGGTCTGGGTGACCGTGACGCCTCCGCCGCCCTTCCGGGTGAGCGCGCCGAGGTCGAGCGCCAGCTTCTGGCGGTCGAGGTCCGGCTCGGTGAGCACCTGGCCGGTCCCGGCGCAGGTGAGGCACGGCGCGGCGTCGAGCCCGGGGGACACGCCCTGGCAGGCGGGACACACGCACGGCTGCGGCAGCGCACGGGTCATCACGTCGGCCACCACCGCGGGGAGCTTCGCCGCGATGGCGTGGGTGGCCTGGAGGTGCGCCTTGACCAGCAGCGCCCGGCGATAGGCGACAAACAGGTCCGCGAGAGTCAGGCCGGCCATCACGCAGAGCCGCCGCAGGCTGTAGCGGCGATAGCGCGGGTCGAGCAGCAGGTCGACGACCATCTCGACTTCGGGCGCGGTGGAGGCCACCGTGAGCACGTCAATGAAGCCCCGACGGCCGCCGACCTGCTCCGCGAACGCCTCGATCGCCTCGGCATTCAGCTCCAGGTCGGTCTCGCTCACCTGCACCTCGGGCGCGCGGACGCCGGCCGGGACCAGCGCCCCGGTGCGCGGCGGACGGCCCAGGCGCTTGCCGGAGGCGGTGAGACGCGGCACGCGCGGCAGCGTCGCGGATCGGGGTGGCGGGGTCGGCATAGGGTCAGCTCCCAAAGCGTGAGCGAATGATCCGGTGCCCGAGCATCGGCGCGGCGATGACCCCGGCGACCTGGGGCGGGTGCTGGTGCGGCAGGACCACCGGGGGCGGCTGCGCCTGGAGCCAGCGCGCGACCTCCGCCGGGTCGGGCGTGGTCACCGCGGCAGGCAACGGCGCCGGCGCGGGCGTGGGTGCGGCTCGCCGACGCGCGCGACGCGGGCGTGTCCGGCGCCGGGTCACCGGGCCCCTTCCGTCAACCGCGCCAGCTCCGCCTCGCGCGTGGTGAGCCGCTCAGCCAGGTCGTGCGTGCTCTCGTCGGCGAGGTACTGGAGGACCTCCTCGTCCGAGGGCGTGTGCCCGGTGGCCCGGTGCGTGCGCTCGATGTAGTCATCCGCGAGCGCCGCGTGCGCCGGGTCGAACGCCGTCCACCCGCTCTCCCGGGCCACGCGCGCCGCGTCGGTGGGGGGCGGGGCCGGTGGCGCGAAGGCCTCCGCCAGGCGCCCCAGCAGGACGTTCTGGCGGTCGAGGGCCTGGCCAATCGACGCCAGGTCGCGACTCAGGCGGCGGAGCAGGAGCGCGGCGGTCAGGCGGCGCAGCGGGCGGAAGGGAGCGCGCATCGGGTGCCGGGAGGATACGCACCAGCCCTGGGGGCCTGTCTAGATCCCCCTCCCCCGCGAGCGGGGGCCGAGCAGGCGAGCGGGACCCCTCCCCGAAAATTTTTGATGGGAAATTTTGCTGAGTCCGGGCGCGGGCCCTCCCGCCGCCCCGCCCCCCACCCTCGCGGACAATCGCCCCCGCCTACGCCCCGCCAGCTGGCCGCGCCGCCCCGCCAGCTGGAGGCGCCCCGCCAGCCTGGGGCGTACCGCTCCCGCCAGCTGGAGAGCGGGCCGGCAGGCGAGCGGATCGGCGGGCCGGCGCCAGCTGGCGGGCGGATCGGCCGGCTGGCGGCGGATGGTAGTACGGCTGACTACGGATCGTCGTCAGGTGGTAGCGGGCGCCTGGGTCCAGGGCCGGCCGGCGGCGCGCCTGGACGGCGGGCGCCTGGGTCCAGGGTCCAGGGCCAGGGTCCTAGGGCCGGCCGGCAGGCGGCGCCTGGACCGGCGGCGCCGGCGTGCAGAAGTGTGCAGCCCGTGCAGATCTGAGCACCGCGTGCAGCAACGTGCAGCTGTGTGATGTGCAGATATGACCCTGGGAACTTGTTCTGACAGAGTGTGCAATCACGGGCAGTAATCACTGTAACTGCACTAGATGCTCAGCTTTGCACAAGCCTGGGAAGGCCCTGTAGAGGCACCTAGCGTGCCCGTACAGCGTGGCAGTCTCCGACCCTGCCCTACCCCTGGACCCCTATGTAGACTTCGCCCTGGCGGGCAAATCCCATAACCGGACACCTGTATAGCCGCGTGCAGTTTGTGATGTGCCGTGGCGTGCAGAAGCGGGCAGTGTGCAGGCCTGGGCAGTGGCGTGCAAGGCTTGCAGGTTGACAGCCTCGCCGGTTTTGATCCATCCTATAGGCCGGTATTTCGTTCGACCGGGGCCGGCGTCAGGCAATCCCGCCAGACGCGCCCCCTACAACCGAAACCCGGCCGGCCCTGACAGGCGGGCAGCGGGTCAGCAGAGAAGGATCACCAAGCCATGGCACACAACCTCAATTACAGCGACGGTCGGTACAGCTTCGCCTATCAGGACGCCACCCCGTGGCACACAGAGGGGCAGCGGATGAAGGCCGGCGCCAGCCTGGACGACGCCCTGGACGCCGCCGGCCTGCGGTACCAGGTCGACACAGAGCCTATCTACCTGAAGGACGGCACCCCCGTGCTGGGACAGCTGGCGATCGGCCGGCGCGGTACGCGCGGCCTGCTGCCGTGGGCGGTGGTCGGCGACGGGTACAAGGTGGTCCAGGGCGCCAGGGAGACGCGCGGCGACGGCACCGGCTGTACCACCGACATCCTGCGCCCGCTGCAGGAGCTTGGCTGCAGTGCGGCGGCACTGGGCGCGCTGGGCCAGGGAGAGAAGGCCTGGGCGTTGATGAAGCTGCCGGATGCGACGGTGGCGCCGGTCGACGGGGACGACGTGCGGGGCTATTTCCTGCTGCACTGGGCGCACGATGGCAGCGGCAGCGTGGTCGGTACGCCCACGCCGATCCGGGTGGTCTGTCAAAACACCCTCAACGTCGCGACGGCAGGCGCC